TCACCCTTTTCTTATGCAGCAAGCCTGCACCAATCCACCAAGCAAGTAGCAAGCCTCCTCCCCGTACATATTTATCAAAAACTGTTCAGAAATATGCTGAACCACATGCAGCATTTCGTGGCTGAGGCTATTCATGTATTCAGCCTTTGAAGTAGCCCATCCTATAACAACCACCGTTTTTCTTATATCAACATTAGAATAGGTTATCCCTTTATTCGCTTCACCTTCGAGCACGAGATTACAGGCATCTTCGAGAGGAATGCCGGCGCATCCCAAATCCCGAAGATACCTTCTTACCTTCATGGCATCCTTAGAATGAACATCATACATCACATGTACCGTCCAATCATACCTTTCCAAATATATCTCCTGCTCAGTCATTCAACTTAATAATTAATCACTAAAGAATTTCTTCCCAAGGAATGCCCACACCATTGAATGATGTATCTGCATAGAAGCGGTTGAAGATGAAACCGTCCTGCTGATCCTCATCATCCACGTAGTCTTTGATGAACTGGGCCATCTGCTTTTCTTCTGTGATAGACGAGCCGTAGAAATCAGCTAGACACATGTGTGCGATGTAAACCGCATCATAGCCCACATTATTCTCCAGCACGATATTATTCTTCTTCAGAATGTCCTCAATATCATCCTTGCTCATCATGCGGATAGGCTTACCGTTCTTCCGCATCTGCTTCACTGCCCACTCACACATCTTCTTGTTGAAGTGCCAGCCATTGTAGCGAAGGTAAGCCCTCATTTCTTCCGGCTGATAATCGTAGGCGTTCAAAGATTGTCTGTATTTTCTTTCCATAATCTTTCTGATATTAAAAAGGGTTTGGTAACGAAATATGTTTCACTACCAAACCCCAAGTTAGTTAATACTCGTCGCCGTAGCTTCGATAATCACGTTCTCCACGGTCTCTGTCGTCACGTTGGCGCATGTCGTCGTACTCTTCATGTTCTCGCATACCACTTCTGCCTCCACGACCTCTGTAATCGGGCATGCGGTTGCGCTCGCCGTATCGGTCACGTCTGCCTTCACGCTTCATTTCGCCCAGGCAATTCATCGCCTTATCCAAGTAACGCAAGCCTTTCTCCACGTTCTCATACAAGCCATCAAACTTGTCTTCTGTAATCTCAACCATTATCATAATTTTAAGATTTTTAAAGTGAATAGATAGGAGATTACTTGGTTATCGCCTGTTGGAGCAATCCCATCATCTTGTCGAGCTTGCCCTCCATGCCAGAAACCTTGCCTTCCAGCTTGCTGATCTTCTCAGTCTGTTCCCTCTCCTTGGCTATCTGGGGGTTGAGTTGCAATAGCATTCCCTCACAAGAATCAACGACTTTCTTGTGGTAATCTACGCTCTCCAGTATCGCCTTGGATTGTCTCAGCATCGTATCGACCTCTGCACTCATGGCTTCCTTGTTGTCGCTCACCACAAGGTTCTTGTCGTTTGCTATCTGTCCGTTAGCAGGTAGCTGTTTGAAATCCACCTCTTCATCGTTCAGCTTCACCTTCACATCAACCACAGTTTCCATAGGCTGAGGCGTGAAGCCATTATTGAAGGTAGGGTATTTTGTCTGAGGGTTGCTGACCGAAACAACCTGACCAATCTGCAAGTTCGGGTTTTCGCCCTTATCTAGGACATAGAATAAAGAATTTGTTCTTAAACCTTGAAACATAATGTAATCTCCTATTATCTATTCTGTTTGTTAAACAATACCCGTCATTAGCTGAAGGGTGTTAGTGTCTCTCTCAAACCAGAGCTGAACCACTCCAGTTCCCGGCACGTCTGCAACCGTCAAAGCATCACCATTGAATTTGGTTACAGCTTGGGTTGCGCCGTTGGTCTCGAAAAGGATAGGCAGCGTACCAGTCGTTCCAGTCGGAATAGCCTGACGCAGATTCACGAAAATCGTTCCTCTGTAGTTGGTATTCACGAAGGCGTGGTTTTTAAAGGTGAACACCACATCGGCAGTATTCACCTTCACGCCAGTAGAAGCGATAGCCGCCGAACCGTTACGATTCACCCATGTATAAGGTCTTAACCATAACATAGCAGCCTCCTTTCTTTAACCCCAGAATCCTGCACAGTTAGCAGCATTCAGTCCATACAATCCAGCCTGATAGGCCACGCAGTTAGGAACCGCAGTAAATGGGCTGTAAGGAGTAGTTACTGTCTCTGGCAGCTTGCACTTGATGCCAGCTACCTCGTTCTGCAGACCTGCCAATACCGCATTGATAGGAGCTACCGCCTGACCAACAATCTGAGAAGTCATGGCAGAAGACTTAAAGGTACTGTTCTCTTCACGCAGAGAATCAATCTTGTTCTGCATTTCGCGCATCTCAGCTTGCTTCTGACCGTCAACGATGGTCTGAGTGCTTTCCTTGATAGCGTTGTGCAAGTCGCAAGTCTGTCGCTGGGTTTCGTAAGCTACGTTAGAGAAGCCACGCTCCTGACCATTAGCTACATTGTTGATGGCATTCTGTAAGGTACCAGTCTGCTGACAGATAGCCAAGCGGTTCTCGCAGCAGCAGTTTGCAATCTGCTGAGCAATCTGCATGTTACCCTGCTGCAAAGCATTGATGGTCTGCATGCCACTCATACCTACCTGATTACCTACACTCTGAACCTGAGAAGTCAAAGCAGAAATGGCATTCTGAATCTGACCTTCGGTACAATTGAGCTGAGTAGCCAAATTGCTGAGCGCATTACGATTACCACCGATGGCATCCATCAAAAGGGCACGACCATTGTCGTTGTTAATCTCGTTAGCAAGACCGCCACGACCGTTATTGCCGAAGCCACCCCAGCCATTACCGCCCCAACCCATAAGGAAGAAGAGGAAGATAACCCACATGAACCAACCACCTTCACCGCCGAAGCCATTGTTGTCCTTCATAGCGAGAAGCACATTTGGATCTACACCCTGCTTCTGGAGCAGAGGAGCAAGAAGTCCAAGCATTCCATTTGAACCTCCGTTTTGGTTTTCACCAAAGATGTATGTCTTAGATTCTGACATAATAAAATAGATTATTCGTTTCGTTCACTATTGAACTTGGTGCAAAGTTACGAAGAAGATGAGGCTCTGCCTAACTATGCTCAAAATAAAATTTTTGCCATTAAAGCCTCTGTTCCTCAGCATTTTATGCTGAGTCATTTCCTGCTCATTTATTTAGTAAAAGTCTAAACTATAAAGAAATCACCCTCAACCCGATACAACCTATCAATATTTTCACTACTTTTGCAGGATAACAATCGGTATAAAATTACAATGCATGAAGAAACTTTGGAACTTTATTAAAGATTTGCCAGTCCAAATTTTTGGCGCATCAATGGGAGTGATAGCTATGACAACAATGGCTATATTCTTTGCCTGTATGATAGCTTCCGCTATCGTGTTGGTATGGGAAACTGCATCTTTTATATTTCGCACAATTAATCTGGGATTAAAGCATTCATATAATGTTTTGAGCGTAGAATATCAAAGCAACAATATCCTATTTATCAAGTATATATGTATGATGTTTGTTGTGTTTGTATTGTTACTGCTTCTTTTTAGGTATATATATAAATACAAGAGAATCAAGAAATCGGTTTCTCATTTTTATATTCCTTATGTGGATTTGACAGAAGCGCAGAAAAAATTAATTCCTGAATTATTTGAGCAGTATGTAAAATCTGCTTATTTAAGTATGAAATATGGTGTAGTTTCTTTGAACACTATTTTAAATGACATAAAGCAGGATATATCCAAACATGAATTATTACACCCTAGTGATATTAGGTATATTTTACATAAGATACCATACCAAAATTATGAAGATTTTGGAAGGTCAATGTCTTTATTGGAATGGTTAGACTATTATGCAATTCAAAAGGAGATTGGATTTGGTAGCTTTGTTGGAGATTTATCAAACTATCAGCGTGACTTGATAACGGTCAGCGTTCCAATTATTGAGCAGTACTTTATTGATAGTGTTAAACATGGTATATATGATGAAAAATTAATTATAGAAGACATAGATAACAGATTTGGTTCCGTTCTCAAAATTCTTTGTTGGCAAGATAGAAGATTTTTTTTGTCTTTGATACCTAATCTATATTGTACTATTGAAGGCGTAAGCTATACTCTGCACGAGTATCTAGAATACGCAAAGGAAAAGAAGCCTGCTTATATAGAAGGAAATATATTTAAGAAGGAGTGAGCCTTGCGCCCACTCCTTATTTATTTATTCCAATCTATCCAGTTCATCCACCGCATCCATCATGATCCTGTCAATATTCTGGTTAGCGAAGTTGATGCTCTCGGTATCAGAAGACTTATCTCTGAGTTTCTTCAATCGCTTCATCTGTTTCTCTGCCAGCTCGATGATTCTAACCTTGGCAGCCTCCTTGGAGTTTTGGAAGTGGAAATACTCACCTATATTCGTGATTCTCTTGTCAATCGGAACGTTCTTCGATTTCAGGCGGTCCACGTTGGCCATGGTCTTCTCCATTTCGTCCTTGTAGTTATACCACTTGCTCTTAGTTCGCTGCAAGCTGTTCTGCTCACTAGGAGTATAAAGAAGAGAGCGAAGGAAAGGAATATCCTTGGTTTCCGTGTCGCTTCCGTGCTTGATAACACCGATAGCTCGCTCGGTAAAGGTAGCAGCGCCACCACCTATACCACCGATGTAATGATTCAGCATACTAGGGTTCGTTACCATATCCAGGAAACTGTTGCCCAGCATATCCTCATTACCCTTGGCTACATCGTTGGTCTGTGCATTCACCCATTTATTCACAGCCATATATCCGTCAGGAACACCCTTGTAGGCTCTCTGCCAAGCAGGGGAATTTTCATTCCAGTCACCACGTCTTTCGATAGGCGCGCCCTTCCAGTCGGTGTTTAACTCCCATTCCACGAAAGGAGATAGGGCAGAAGGAGAGATAGCCTTGATTGTTTCATTCAATGGCTCCTTGCCAGCCGAAGAGTTACCGAGATAGTCCATCACCGGCACAAGCTGCGACATACAGCCCACGGCATCCAAGGCAGGGTTCTTCTGTCCGCTTACATTTGGCGAGAAGGTTAAGCCAGCCGCCAAGTCGCCAAGACCATAGAAGGCTCTCAACTCAATAGCAAGCGGAATAGTAACAAACTGACCGCCGCCCTTGTAGATACAGAGATTGTTTCTTCTCACGTAGTCAGGCAGCTCGCCGTATGGGTCCTTCACTCCCTTTCTATCCTTCTCGTCCTCACTCGCAATCAGCACATTGTTACCAAGTGCAGCCAACGCACCGAGGGCAAAAGGAATGGCAAGCATATTGATAGAAGTACCCACAGGATGATTCTTCAAGTTCTTCACAAGAAGATTTGTACTCTGAATACCGGCATTGAAGAACATAGAACAATGTCTCAGATAGCTAGCCGTAAATCCGTAAGCCCATCTTGCAGCCGCCTTGCTGCCAGTCATTTCTCCGTTCTTGAAACTCTTGATGGCATCACCGCTACCATGGCGGTTGAAGTTGGTAGATACCTCCTTCGCATCATAGACCGAACGGATGATAGAGCGGTTACTGTCTCGGCTCGCACAATAGGTAGCGAATCGGGCGATATTCTCAGCCACCTCATTGATGTTCGCCAGATTTCCGAAGAAGAAGTCACGAAGGGCAGCACCGCCCTTGTCAATCTTGCTTCTTTCGCTCTTCACATCTTTTTTGTACTCCTTGGTCCATTCCTGCATGTTCTTGATCTGAACCCAACCGGTTTCGCCGCCGTTCTCCATGAACTCCTTGAAATATCGCTGAACCTTGTCAGAAGTATCAAGTGTTCCGTTACGATACTTAGCAAACAAGCCCAAGCCTGTAGTTCCGCTCAAATCCTTGAAGCTGATATTCGATGCACCCTTGTATAAGCACAACTGCGCATAGTACTTCGCCCAGAGCGCACCATATCTTGCACCCTCCTTAGAAGTAACGTTGCTCGATGCAAACTCCGCATCACGCATGATGTTTCGCATCACGAACTCAGGGTTATAAGATGTACACAACTGTGCCATCATTCTTGAGATAGAACTCAATGGTTTCATGATTCCCTTGGCGCCCGAGTTCTCCAGCAATCCATTCAGAGCCTGCGCCGCTCTAGGATTTCCGTTGATAATAAAGGTATGGGTCCTTCCGGCAATCTTTACGTCCACGATATGCTGAGATTTATTCTCTGCTCTTTGAAACTTATAACCTATCTTGTCTCTGCGATACACCTTGTATGCCATACCCTGTGATTCCTTCATCTTCATATCCTTGTTGAAGTCTGAAACAATCTGGTTGATTTCGTCGGCCGTAGCATCCTCAGGAATATCAGGGTAGCGCTCATAGACGATGTTCGCCACTGGGTCCTTCTCATACCAGACGCTTGTTTCGGTAATCAGATTATTGCCCGAATTATTTCGCGCGAATCTTGCGAAAGCCTGACGGATAGCATTCATACCGCCGTTTTTGATGGCTCTGTTACCCATCGCACCAATCTGCGCCAGTACGTTTGTTTCACTCAGATACTTGTGTCCTCTCGCTCTCATGATCGTGCTTCCGATATAACTCTTCGGGTCTCCCTGCTCAGTAATGTAGCCATAAGTATCTTCTGCTGTAGCCTCATCATACTTTCTCAAAGGCACATACCAGTTGAACATATTAGATACATGGCCATGCAATTCCTTGCTGATGATGCCATTCTTGTAGTCGCTGTCAATAGAATACTGGGTAGCAGCCTTCACCTTATCCCAATAGTCCTTAACAGAACCCTTCTTGATACTCTCCATCTTCGCTTCTGAATCCATCACGCTCTGAATAGCCTCCGCATCATTATAAGGGTCAGAAGATTTATCCACTTCCTGTATAGCGTGCATACCCGAATAGTCGTGCTCGCCAGCTTCGAAGTCAGCATCAAAGTGGTTTCTGATACTCTCGTCCAACTGTCTGTAGTACTCCTTCAGGTCGATGTTGCCAGTCTTCAACTCGTTGTCAAGATACTCCTTATCGCTATAATAACTGTTTTCCAAGAAGTCAGCATCCTGCTTCTTCTGCTCGTCCATCCTCATCTTTTTAAGGAAGTCACGGACAAAGAACTCTCTGTTTCGCTCCAAACCATGCTTGGTAATCATGTAGAGATTGAAGTTTCTGATCTTCTCATCATCCTTCTTGCCATCGAAAGCATCCAGCACATCGGCCATGGCCTTGTCAAGAGGCTTCATCACGTTGCGCTCAAACATCTGAGCCGCATCACTCATCGCACCCTGCATGGTGTTCTGCAGTATATAAGGATTCTCCGAAGAAGCAATATCCTCAATCTTCTTGTCAGGCACAATCGCATTCATCAGTTTCTTCAAAGAAAGCATATTGTCCATATAGCTCTCGGTGAACATATAGCCATGTTCATCAAGCGAACGGTGGTATCTGTCAAGTGCCGTGCCGGCAGATGGGGTAGTGCGGAAGTGAATCTCACCATCTGTAGCCTCATTCCACTCAGCCTTGGTAAGATTATCCATACTTCTAACCTTTCCGTCATTTCCGTAGAACATACCATCATGTGCCACAACAGCAGGCATACGCTCATGGTCGAGACGGTATTTCACCGCCTCGGCTCTCATCTTCCAATAAGGATCATTCGGATTCTTCTGCAAGTTCTTGCTCAACCAGAGCAGATACTTCACATCTTTAGTATTAGGAGCAACACGATAACCGATTTCGTGAAGGAAATCAGATACCTTGTTCTTGATACCATTCCAGAAGCCCGGTTCACCCTTGCCATCCTCGGCGAGTCGGGCGATACCTTCCTCAATAGCATCATAGATATTCAGAGGATTGAACTTTCTCTCCTCATCCACCAGCTTCTTCAAAGCCGCATTCTCAGGCTTATCCAAGTCGTACCATACTTCACGAAGGAACTTGTCGAATCGTTCATCACCAAACAACTCGCTCATTCCCTTGTGTCCAACCACCTCATGCCAGATAGTCTTCTCAGCAGTATATCGGTCGTGGATATTAGGCATATAAAGATGCACCTCGCCAGTCTTCTCGTCATACCAACCGGTTATCTTTCTGCCTTCTTCAACAGCAGCCTTAGCCGCCTTGTTGGTGATTTCATCAACCGATGAAACCATGTTAACCTTTGCGCCAGTCTTCTGAACCACCTTTTCGATATGGCTCTCAACAGATGAAGTAGGGTAGTTGCCATCGCCGTGGTCCGTGCGGAACTTGATGCCGCCATCCTTGCCCCATACCTTGAAGGCATCCTTTGTCATTTTCACGTTGACGAACTTAGCCTGAGGGAACTCCTGTTCCAAATCAGCCATCTGCTGCAAGAACTTCTCCTTTGTTTCAGGAGCCTGTCTTCCAGATTCAACGGTAGTGATAGGAACGCCCAGCTTAGCCAATTCCCTAACCTGATTAGGAGTAACCACATTCCAAGGGATAGCCAAGCCAGTGCCCTTCAACTGCTCAGCGATGCTCTCAGCCACCTCAGAATCAGGAACAACTCTCACCGCCTTTCTCCAGCGTGAAAGCATCACCTGCCTCTGTCTGTCCTTCGGCAGAAGACTGTTCACTGAACCAGAGTGCCAAGGCACAAGACCCACGGCATCCTTAGCACCCTCAGCGTGATAGCCGCTAGTCTTCTCGCTCTCCGGAATCTCCCATTCCACAACCTTGATGTTACCTCTAGCGTAAGCACCGGTAAACTGGTCGTTCATCATCGAAGTGGAAGTGTGCATGTAAGGATTGTAGGCAGCAGGCACATCGCCCTCGCCAACGCCCTTATTCTTGTCAGTCTTTACAAGTTGGAACTTACCGTTCTTCACAAGGTCAGGTCTCTCGTCTGCGCCCATCCAAGCACCAATCTCGGTAGCATCGGTACGCTTTCCGTCAATGATAGCAGCCATAGGGGAGTACAACTTTCCGTCCACCTCCTGCATTCCGCTATACATTCTGAAAGTCTTCTCCTTGTTGAGGCGGTCCAGTTCATCCTTGTCGGTAACTCTGTAGGCATAGCCATTTTCCTCGATGTCATTCATGGCTATATCATCAATCTTTTCATTGAAATCATCCATGATGTCATTGAGTGCCTTATCCATCTTGCTCTTGTCTGATACCTCAAAGAGTCTATGCCAAGCATTCTTTATCGCTTGCCACAAGGAGTTATCGCCACGGTTGCGCAATTCCTTGGCTGCATTCATGATTCGCTCACCGAAAGGAATACTAAGTATCTTTCTCTGCTTTTCACCTGCCATTTCAGCAGCAAATTCATACTCATCTTTGGCACCATAGTCTCTTTTATTTCCTTTCTCCCAAACAATTCTTCTGTCAGCCTTAGCCTTATTGTAAATATCAATAACAGTCTTTACTGCTTCAATCTGTTTAGGAGTAAGCATACCTTCTGCCTTCCCATCCTTAACAAGATGAATAGCACCCATAGTAGATTGGTGTATCAACTCATGGATGATAGTATGACCAGCCTCATTCGGACTGGTATGTGTTCTTGACAAAGTGTCAATAAAAAGATTAATACTTCTATCAGGCATAGCCTCACCCATATTTCCTCTTTTATCACCTTCGTCCTTTCCACCGAACTCTACTCCAAGTCGCTTGGCTATATCGAACGCCTTCTCAAAGAGTTTTCTTGCGCTTTCTTCTTTTGCTTGATTTGTCGCCTCAAAGAGTTTATATATGTCTGCAAAAGAGGCTTTAGCTCCTCTTCGCAATCCATAGCCATCTGCGAGAGCTTTGGCTCGAACTTCTCGATAGTCCATTTCTCTCCTTGCGGCAGTTTCGGCAGCTCTAAGTTCATCAGTTTTAAGTTGCACAAGATGTGTTCTACTTGCATTCTCTCCATTTCCAAGAGATCGTTCCCAGAATCTAACATCATTTTCTAATCCATTTAAAGTGTAAGTAATTTCAGAAGCCTTGTATCTAGAAAATACAGAGGTATAGTAGTCGAGGTGTCTGTTAAACTCGGCTTTATCCTCATTCGACAAGTCCTTAGTCAACTCGTCAACTCTATCATCAAACTTCTTTTCAATCTGCGAAGATACATTTTTATCTACATCTTCCGGAATGATTCTACTATTCTTAACATCTTTTGTATCTGTTTTAGAATACTGCAAGCCACGATCCTCACGGAAGTGGGTGCCTTCATCCTCAGAAGTACTGCGCTCCTCCTGCACCTTCACGCCCATCTTAGACAGGCGGTCCAGTACTGGCTTCAACTGCTCAGGCTTAAACTCAGCAAGCATATTGTTGCCTCTAGTCTCGAAGTTATTGCCATTAACCAGTTTCAGCAAATCTTCATCCATGAAGTACTTGCCGCCCTTCGCCTTGCTCTTCGGTACACGAAGCTCGTAGAAGTTGCCACGATTGTTGTCTATGCGCTTCACCTTTACTTCACCATCCGATGAAGTAACCTCGTCAATACCGCCGTGCCAAGAAGAAAGTTCAAACTTATCAGCTACGCTGTTGATAGGCGCATCCGTAGTCAATCCATTAGGGTCGAATCTATCTGGCATCAAGATACCAGTCTTCACCTCGCCAGTATCAGTTGTATATTTCACCAGCTGACCGCCCAAGCCCTGATCCTTACTGTCAACCAAAGCCTGCATCAGGTTACCGGTCACGATATAGCCATTCTTGCGGCTCTCATTGCTAGTCAGTCTATCCCAGTTATCAAAGTTTTGGTTCAATACTCTGAGATGGCTGTCTCCCATACCGATTGCCTGCTTAGTCATGTTGTCGATGGCACTGATAACATCTATATTGCCTTCACCTGCGCCTACCTTACCCGCGATAGGGAATGTAATCTTTCTTCTGCCATCCAAGGTAGCAAAGGAAACGGAAGAGGCGTTAGACGAGTAGTTATCAGTAATCTTGATGTCAATAAGTCTACCATAACTGTTACCGAATCCGCTCAACTCGTTAGGGTTATTCATATCCGTAGGCAGAACGAAAGTCTGGTTTGTATCGAAGGTATCAAGCACACGCTCAAACATTTCAGCCTTGGCTTTCAGGTTCTTCACCACATCGTTCAGCTTATCTTTCTCCTGCTTGTAGATGTTGTCATACTGATAGCCAGCCATCTTCTCAATCTGCTCATCGCTCATGCCCGAATCCTTCTGACCCTTCTTTGCGTCCTTGATATATTTCTCCTTCGCCTTGGTTGCAACCTTCACGGCACGCTCCTCATACTTCTGAGTCTCGTCCGCAATCTTCTGGTCGAAGTACTCCTTCACGGCAGCCTTCTTATCGGTCTTGTATTCATCCCAAGTCTTGCCGCCAGTCAAACCATCCTGCGAAGCCTTCACCTCAGAAGCCTTCATAGGTTTCTTCAAGATGGCCATGTTTACCTTTTCTATATAGGTGTTGTCTGCAAAGGCGTTATCGCCGCCCGGCTCAGCGCCCTGCTTCCAAACTTCCTTCTGGATAGTCTTAGCCTTCAGAGGAAGCTCGGTAATTTCAAGGTCATTCTCGCCCATTTCGTTGAGTCGCTGAATCTCGTTGGCGTAAAGCTCGCCAATCTCCTGCAACATCTTCTCCTGCTCAGAAACTCTCAGCAGAGCCATACGCCCAAGCAACTTGCTTGCATCGGCACCAGCTTCACCATCACCAACACCGCCACCGCTTGCAACAAGACTCTGTGGGTCGATTCTAGACAAATCATCGCCATTACTCTTTTCCCATCCGAATGGATCAGCCATGCGAGCATAAAGGTCAAGATGCTCTGCCATATACTCACGAACTACCTTATCACCATATTTATTGGTAATATCGGCAACTTCCATTTCGTTGAACTTACTCTTCTGAGAAGAAGTTGTGTTGGCATCAAGTGACTTCAACTTAGCCTTAAACATCATCAGCAGTCGCTGCTCGGCAGGAATAAGAGAAACCACATACTCGTATGCGCCTCTAGCCACCTGACCGGTTCGGTCGATACGTCCACGCATCTGAACTTCATCGTTTACGTCAAGCTGCTGCTGCGCCACGATCATCACACGCTTCTTCTGGTCCTTATACTTGCTCGAAGCATGAAGGGAAATACCGGTTGCTGCACTCTTGTTGAGAATAAGCGCATCAATCTTGCCATCGTTAAAGTCGCGCGCGAGTTTCTTCTTGTCTGTATCAGCACGCTTTACCTTGGTAACAGTTCCGTTGTCGTTATAAACGAACTCGGTCTGTCTACCGGTCAGCTCGCCAACCTTATAACCTGCCTTCTGCAGTTCGTTCTTGATAACATCAATAGGAGAGAGTGAAAGACCGGTACTTGTCTGCTCAATCTTCTTCTCCAGTTCGTGATAAGCCTCAACTGCCTCATCACCCAAATCAGAAAGCTTGATGTAGCCGCTTTCGCTATTATCCTTTGCGTCCTTCTGAGTATAGCGAAGTGTACCCTCCAGACCCTTCTTCAAAGATGTGCCCAAGTCTGGTGCGTCCATTTCCTCACCAAGCGCAAGGTTGCCTGTCTGCGATTCGTTGGTATTGTTCAACGCAATCACAGGCTTCATGCCCTGCTTCAAATAGTCGATGGCACGTTCTGCAGCAGACTTCGCTTTCAAGGAAAGAAGAACCTGCTGAACGGTATTGAATGCTTTGCTTGCAAATGGCTGATTCTTGATTCCAAGGGCAGCCGTTCCCTTCTTGATGCCCATAGTTGACTGAATGGCAGCCAGCTCATCATTACGCTCATCCACGTAACTTGAAACATATTTCTTTTGAAAATTGATAATATCATTAAACAATCCGATGATACTATCATACTGTTCTCGCTGTTCCTGCACTCGCTCAGGATCATCAATAGCCTTCCAGTCGATGGTTACGCCAGTCATATCTCGCTCACGGCGAATCATCTGGCCGCATTGCGTCAAGGTCTGGCTCATGATTTCCTGCAAGGTTGCACCACCACGCTTTACCGCATCAATCAAATCGGATGATTTCATGCCGCCCTCGTTCATGGCAGTACGCAAAGCGTAGATAGGCATATTGTCTGGTCTCTTGGCAAAGGTAGCCGAGAAGAAGGTAACGTTCTTTGCCTTCTGAATAATGTGTTGGAAATAGTTGCCCTGACCGCTATTGCCACCAGCCGTGTGGCTTTCGTCAAGGATAAGATAGGCGTTACCCATCAGTTTTTCAATAGCATCACGTCTTCTTTGTCCGCTCAGGGCAGCAGCGCCGAATGTCTTACCCTTCGCAAGTTTCTTCTCTTTTCGTGCACCATTTTCGTCAAACTCATACACACCATTGCTTACTTGGCTGTAAGTAGTCAATACATAGTCATATTCGTCTGGCAGCTTTCCGTTCTTTTCGATGTAATCAAGCACTCGCTTCACCTCGCTCTTCGATGGCAAAGCAAATACAACTTTTCCGTCTGAGTCGGTAATGGCAGCTTCCTTGGCACTACCGAATACAAATGGTCTTAGGTCTGGGCTGCCAATATCCACCAAGTCACGGTAAACATCGCTCAGCAATCCTGCTGTCTTGGTGAAATATACAGGAACCTGACCCTGCTTCTTGGCGTATCTGATAAGCGAAGCTGCCTGTCTTCCCTTACCGATACCGGTCATATCTCCAATAATGAAGGCGTTGCCCTTCTTTGCCTGCTGCAAGGCAAGGGCTACAGAGTCAACCTGCTCTGCAGCAAGATGAGAATACAAATCATCCTTATCATTATAGCCCAGTTCATCAACAAGGAACTGGTCGGCATCGCCCAGCTTTTCGAGATTCTTGTTTACCGCCTCCTGCTGGTCGGCAGGCATAACTGCTTTCAGAGTGAATGGATTTCCACTCTTAGGGGTATAGGTAACTTTCTCGGTGCTTAGTCCACGTACGGATTTGTCCACCCGCTGTAATTGTCCCCGTGGTCCGCTTCCGCTCCCGGCGTTGGCAGATTCATCAGCACTTGGCTGAGCGTCATTCCGTCCAGCTCCTCCTGATCCATTTCCTCGCTGCTCATTGGTTCCAGTGGTTGGTTCTTTGCTTGGAGAAGGCTCTGACCCTGTTCCGTCTGCTCTACTATCTCCATCAGAAAGTCCTCCATCTTGTCTTGGCTCGGTTCCTCGTTGATTTTCCAAGTCATCATGGGTTCCTGATACGGAAGTGGAGTCAAATAGGTCAGACTCTCGCTTACCATTTGGTTTGCTTCCTCCTCGTTCTCCTGCTGGTACTCTCTCTTTAGGAGTACCAGCAGCGCCTTGTTTATCAAGTTCTGGTTGAGCACTTCTTGTTTCTCCTCCGATGGAAGAATCCATCCGTTCACCTCGTAGTATATCATCTTCAATTCGTTTATAAAGTTCGTCATAATCTTTCACGGCTTCCGCTCTAGCCTTATCCTTCACTGGTGGAAAGGCATTCTCGTTCAAGCGTCTTCCGTTTATTAATATAATACGTGTAGGGTAGCTGGTTCCCTGTTTTGCATAGAGACTTCCATCCACATTAATCACGTCCTCCACATTATAGTGGCTATAGAGATAACCAAGGAAAGCCTTATCTTTCGGATTCAGACTTCCGTTCTTGGCGTATTCCGTCTTGCCGCCGATGATAATGGCTGCACGGCCATCGTCCTTCATGCTCTCCAAGGCATTGATAGCCATCTGTCCTTCCAAAGAAGAAATCTTGTAGCCGTCATACTCCTTAGGGATAGCACTACCGAATGGTGGATTTGTTACCACCACGTCAACGTCCTTGTCTGCAAAAGGCTGGGTTCCGTCCTGACTGGTCACGTTCTTGAAGCCCTGTCTTCTCAGGTTCGCCAATCGCTGTGCATCAATATCGTTCACATGCACCTTATCCATTGGCAAGCCGATGGTAAGCATACCGTTGCCGGCACTTGGCTCCAGAGCACTTTCAATCACCTTGCCGTTGCCCTTCACATACATATCTGCAAGGAAAGCATAAGGGGCAGGGGTAGAGTACTGCTGCTTCATCACTCGCTCAGAATCACGCTGATTGAGGCTAGGCTGATTCTCATAGAGTGTCTTGATGCGTTTGAACTTCACGGCATCGTTGGTTGATTCAGAAGAAGCAATACCTCTTGCTCGCTTAACAATAGCTGTTTCAGCAAGCTCCTGCAAGTCCGTGTCCTTAATGTCCTTCAAACCAACTCTCTCAGCTATCTTTCTCAGATCAACAATACCGTTAAACTTGTGTTTGAAGCCCAACTGTAGGTTCACGACATCAATAAACTTCTTCTCAGCCATCTTTCTTTCCTCGGCAGTCTTGGAGTCACCCACCAGATTCTCCTGATGCTTAGGCGAAGTCTTCTCGTAGTAGTCAGCCCAATCCTTCAAGCTCATGCGCTGCTCGCCATCGCGATAGCGGATATTCATCATCTGCTCATAGATAGCATCCACGTCTTCCTTCTTGAAAATCTTGGCAGCAGGAGCAAACTCCTTGCGCATTTCCTTCACCACGTCTTCAAGATTGTGCATACCTCTCTTAATTCTCAGATAAGCATTTTCGGCCATGGCGCTAACCAGCTTAGGCAATACCTCCAGCTGTTTAGAGTTAAGACCAATGAACGAAGCCGACAATTCATCCTTACCGGCATTCTTGAGCATATCCCAAAGGTCATTAACCTTCTTGTTTGAAGCCGCTACTGCTGCATCGTCAGCTGTCTGCTGAGGCTTCTTTTCAGTCTCTACCTTAGCTTTCTTCTCCTTCTCGAATCCTTCTGCTGCATTCTTGATTCCCTCCATAGGGTCAGCAGATGGTTTCGTTTTAGGAGTCTCAACCTTTGGTTCAGTCTTCTGCCCTCTGGTCTTGGCAAAGATGCTTTCATAGATAGCACGATGCAAATCATCTGTCACTTCTCCGTTCAGATAATCAAGAGCCATATCCTTGGATAAATCATCCACGTCAGCCTTCATGATCTCCTCCTCAGTCAGAGGATGCTCCTTCTTGAATTCCTGGGCGGCCGCCGCAATCGGGTCAAAAGTAGGGTCTGGCTTCTCTTCTTTAGGAAGGAGTGGGAGACCGCCTTCATCAGACGTTTTGCCATTCAGCTTCTTCATGTACTCAATTCCGTCATGAATGAACTTCTCGGTTTCTGCAATATCGTCAGGATGCAGACGCATCAAATTATCGTTCAATCCCTTGATATTTCCGATAAGCCAAGTTGCCTGTTTCTTATTCAGCTTCACACCTTCAAGAAGTTTTCTTGTTGTAGGATCGTCAGAGGTCAGACGTTCAAGATAACTCAACTGCTTTTCTGTAGCAGGTTCAACTGGCTCATTCTTGATTCTATCTAGCGCATTTCTTGCCATGCTGAGAATGCCAGCAATCGTATTGCTACGAGAAGGTTCTGGTTTCCACTCATCATGAGGAATGCCCAAATAATCATCAAGCAAGTCTTCTGCCTTGTAGAGAAGCTGAAAAGCATCATCCTTCTTCTTGATTCCACCTTTCTCAATCTCTTCAAGCAAAGCCTTCTTACGGTCATAGATAGGACCTTCCGGCATTTCTTCCGAACTGGTTTTGGTCTTATCGTCAATTCGCTCCAATACACCAGTCAGGTCACCATACTTCTTGCCATCATACTCATAGTATGAGCCGGTGTATTCTCCCTTCTCGTTTGGCTCATCAACCTTGATAACCTCCTTGTCTCCATCAATCACAATCTTTTGCTTCATGATAGGACCGTTCTTTGATGGAGTCTCGGTTTCCTCGTCCGTTACCTCAATGCGACTTTCGAGTTCCTTGTTTTCTAAGTCGTCAGCCTCTTCTACTCTTGGTCGCTCTGCTTCTGCTGGTTCATTTCCTCCTGATGCTTCCTGTTTAGGTTCTTCAACGCCTGAAACATCATGGCTTCCTTCTGTTTCTGAATGTCCTGTGCCATAATCTTGCCATTTTTTAAAGTTCAAATACTCGTTAACTAACTCTTCCTTGGTAGGAGCAGCCTCAAACATATTGCCCTCGCCAGTATTTCTAGCCTTAGCGATGCGGTTATATTCGTCAAGCAAATCTCTGAAATCAGAAACCTTGCCCTCCAAGGCTAAAGCCATCATCTGAGAGATAGAAGGGTAGCGCTTAGCTGCATCCTCAACGAACATGGATGGTGTTCTCAGCAGCGTATCAACCTTATTGCCGCCCTGTCTTGCCTCATAGAGCAACTGGATAGCCTGATCAATCTCATCACGAAGAGAATAATCACCCAGCTTCATATTGTCCATTACCGAGCGGATAGCGTTGATAGCTTTATTCTTCACCGTAGAGTCGATGCCCAGCATTCTGATAGTCTCAGGCTTAAAGATAGAACCCAAGAGAAGGTTCTTCACATACTCCCTGCCTTGTGCAGAAAGTCGCTCAGGGCTATCCATCATCTGTGCCACCTCGTTCTGTCCGATGATGCCTTTATCTACTAACGTCTTCACCAAGTCATTTATTGCCTTGGAATTGTTAAAGAAAGCATCAAGAGAACCATTTCCCTCAATCTCGGCAACAATCGCGCCTACCTCGTCAGAAGTCAAGGTCTTAGCCTTGGCAACCGCCTGCTCCGTATTACTCTGAGTCTTCTTCTCGTTTCGGTTGAACTTAGCGAAGGTAGCTGCATCGTATGGCAATCTCTCATCGGTCACCAATACCAGACGTGGATGCTCGATTCCGCTCTGCTCAATCTGCTCTCTGGTAAAGCCGAAGTTCTCAGCATTCTCCAGAAGGTCGTTGATGTATTCAGCGTCTGTGCCTTCCTTTGCAGCCTTCTGTCCTGCCATGGTTCTACCGTTACCATCATAAACGATACCTTCGTCAGATACCACTGGCACCTGCTCGATAGCCATACCGTTATACTTCCTAGCAATCTGGTCCGTATTCTGCTGAGCCGCCTTGTCGTGTTCATAATCACGGTCATTCACGGTTCTGCCCTCAGCATCGGTAGGGAATCCCTCAGATTTCTTATAATCATTATTCACATCGTGAGAAGGAGTAAGACTTTCTGCCGGAACAATCTCATAGTGTCCCTTAATCTTGGTCTCTCCGTCAGGCAGCATTCGTGTGCGCTTGTTGCCCACCAGTCTAGGTGCATTCACAAACTTCTGTGCAGCCACGCTGCCAGCCTCATGAGCACCCTCAGTCTGTTCTGTCTTACCCACAGTCTCCGCAACCTTCTTGGCAGTCATAGCCTTCTTGATATTCTGAGCGTGCTCCAGCTGCTGCTTGGCAGCCTCAACGGTTTTAGTCTTCAAAGCCTCCTGCTCCATGATGTCGTTAGGCTCGGCGGTATAGTCCACCTTCATCTTCTCGGCATCCTTCAAAGCATTCTCAGCTTTCTTAATCTGTCCGTCCACCACCTTCTCGGCATTATCACCGAAGTCCTCAGTAAGAATCTCCGCACTCTGCTCAGGAGTCATTTTCTCATAGTCAGGTGTAGGTCTTCCCTTGCTATCTATAACCATAGGAACATCGGAACCATCGGCAAACTTACGGGTCTGCTGAGGCTGCTCTTGTGGTACAAATTCCTCAGTTTTGGTATTATTTTCGCCCGATGTGGTATTATCTTCCGGTTTTGTGGTATTATCTTGTGGTGCCTCCTGCTCCTTTGGCTGAGGCTTTGCAGCATCCAACATCGCCTGCTCCTGTGCCGCCTGATTGTAAGGCTCAGAGTTCTTCATCTGCAACCTCTGAGTATATTCTGCAGCAAACTGGTCGAGAGGCTGATTTTGGAACAGAGTAACCTCATCTGCCTTCACATAAACCATTTCCTTTGTATTAGGATCTAAGCAGACGAGCATATCGCCGCTTCCTTCCTTAGCTCTACCAGTAGTCTGGTCGAAAGAAACATCACCCGAACCAACAAGAAGTGTTCTTCCGTTGCTGTCCTGCACATACAGAGCCTGTTCGCCGTTCATAGGCTGACCGTTCAAGGTTCCGTGATAACTCCAATCAGAAACAAAATCCTTCACGTTTTCGTTGATAGCATCAGCAGTAGCCTGCTGCATACCCTGCACTCTAGCGTTCGCATTAATATATTGGGCAAGTGGGGTCAACTCTTCTTCGATCAATCCATTCTGAATGAGTGCATCGTAAATCTGTGCCGGTGTCAAGCCCTGCTGGTGCAAATTCTCAAAGGTTTGCTTGAACACATCGTTGCTATCCATCGCTGCATCAAGAGCTTGCTCTGCGTTGCGAAGGTTGCGCAACTCATCAACTACCACGCCACTATCCGGGTTGTCGGTTCCCAGACTATGCTCCTCGGCAACCGTCTTACCTTGGCTTGCAGACTGGTCTGCGTGTGGTCTCCAGCTAGGGAAAAGCTCATCTTCTAGTGCTCTCTTCACATGATAGAAGATTCTGTTCTCCTCATCGGTACGCTTCATTGGGTCCTTGTGCATGATTTTGTCAATATCAATAACAATGCTTCCTTCTTTACCAAGAAGTTCTTTGATAGAAGCCATGAAGTTATTAGTATAACCTTTGCTTTCTGATCGGAGGTAGCCAAGCAAACCGTTCTTATCTGCATACTTCGTCCAATCAAGATAGAGCGCACTCTTCTGGTTGCGCAACTCATCAATCAGTCGGGCATTATTCGGGTCTGTTATATCCTTATTCTCGTCATATCCGTTTTCTTTAAGGAATCTAAACGCTAGATTAGTGACAGTTCCATCATCATCTATTAACTGCATATCCTTCATCCTTGCGTAGCCCATCAGCGACATCATATCGTCATTATCACGATAAAGCTTCTGCTTGTAAAGAATAGCTCTGCGCTCATCGGCATTCTTATAAGAGGTACGTGTAAGCAGCGTTCCGTTCTTGGTGTATTCAAGAATCTGTTTGTTCTTCACGTCGTTCACGCTTCGGTAGCTTTTGCCTCTTGTCGTGTTAAACAGTCCCATGGCCGCATTCACCTTCTCCTTGGTGCTCTGAGAAACGTCAGGGTCGTTCATGAAATCCGTGTAAGCAGTCTTATACTTCGGATCTCTTGGTGCTGTCTTCGATGCACGGTCCACCTTCACGAAAGCATCCATCAGACTCTTGCCCGATGCAGAAGAAATCAATTCATTCTTCTCGTCAGGAGTCAGACGAATATCCACGGCGATAGGGGAGCCGTTGGCATTCTTTCCAATCACGAAATTACCACCGCTATTATGAGTAAGATGATGCAGAATGTTGCCCATCTTCACGAAGTTGCTAGGCTCGCCAGCCTTGAATGCGCCAACCATCACAACATCTTCCAACCAAGTACCAAAGGAAATATCCTTGTCGCCAGTCACGTTGTCGGCAACCATCATGGTTCCAGCCTCAACGCCAAGACCGGCAGCCGTAGCACCAAACTTCTGTGCGCCATGAAGCAATCGCTCTCCTGTGCTCTTCTCCATACCTGTAATACCGAACTTGGAAACCCAAGGAGACATGATTGCGCCCGAAACTCCAAACATCGCACCCGTTACCGCACCATGCTCAGCACCTTTCAGACCAGCCTCGCCGATAGCCTGCAGCGAAGTATCATCGCCAGTAGAAGCCTGATTCAAAGCAGCAGTCACACCCGAATATCCTGCAAGGTTCAGCGCACCTGTTGCTGTTCTGGTTCCCAATCCCGACATGATCTTCTGTGCCGTAGTCATGTTGGCCACCTTGAAAGCCATCTGTTGGGCGGTAAGCTTCTGTGCCGCCTTCATCACACCAGCCTTCACCAGTCCGTTAGTCAGAACTCGGGTTCCAGTATTCACGGCAGCACTTGCGCCGGCACCGATTACGGCAAGCGGACCAGAATCAGCAGCCATGTTTACTGCAGTAGATGCGAATCTCGTACCGATTCCCGAGCGGTAGGTTTCATCCTTGTGGCCGGCAACCTTCTGAATCTCCGCATCACCATCAGCAATAGCAATACCTTCCTGCAATCTCTGTCTTGTATCTCTAGACATCACAGATGGAGCCACCACCATACCGATAATAGAGTTGCTGAGGTTCTTGACAATATAGTCAAGCGCACCATGAGGCATGATTTCCTCCTGATTACGCATCGTCAGAGCCTTCTGAGCATAGTTCATAATCTCTGGAGTAACGTATTTGTCCACGTATTCCTCCACACTCATGTTCAGTTTCTCTGCGCTCTCGGCAATATGGCGCTGCATTCCCTTCTGCGAATAAATCTCGCCGATTTTCTTGCTGAGATTGTTCATCAGAACGTTCTGACGGTTCACCTGCTCCTGAGTCTGGGCATCACGAAAAGCCTGTTCCTTTACCGACTGAGGCGCATAAATGCCGCCCATCTTGTCAAGGTTCTGCTGATACTGCTGACGTGTCAACTCCTGCGCCTCGTTCATAGAAGAATCTACAAGTTCGAGCAGATCATTACCCAAAATACCTTCGGTCTGGCCGTCATTTCTTACGAACTTGTTACCCTCCACCTCATACTGGGCGAATGCTCTAGCATCATCCTCTCTCTGCTGCTTGGCTCTAGCCTGTTTAGCCTCAGGAGTAGAAAGCTGCTGCATCGTCTCGTTGAAGTTCTTGGCAGTAGGAGTTATTCTGCTTCTGCTGATAGGGGTAGCTCTCTGCTGCTCCTGACGTGCTGACTGCTCTTGTGCTCTTTGCATGCGTGCGCGCGCATTACTAGCCTGAGCCTGCTGCAATGGAGTCATTTGGTCGTTGCGCATGTGCATCAACCGCCAGTTCTGCATGTAGTCTGTACCCGAAGCAGTAGCCGTTCTAGGCTGCTGAGCCTTCTGCTGCCTTGGCTTCCGATACTGAGCTGCGACTTCCTGCGCTCTCTGCTTCATCGTCAGCTTCTTGACAGGCTGAACTGGCTTCTGCTGCCTTGGCTTCGGATTTACTGCATGAAGTCCGAGTCGCTGCGCAAACTCCTCATACGATTTACTGGAAACAGCACCATCGGCGTAAAGCGCATCATAGAGCTGCTTTCTGTTATGATAGCCCTGCTTGCCGGGCGCATACACGAACTGTCTGAAATGTTCTCTAGTTCCCGATACTGCGCCATCGGCTTTCAAGGCGTTATAAAGTTGGTCAAATTTATCTCCAGCCATATATTATATATTAATGTTTATAATCCAAGTTTCTTTGTATTCTTATAGCCGTTCTTCGACTTACCGGTAGGCTTCGGTCTGTTTCTTGCATTCCTAGCCGCATTCTGCGAAGCTGCTGCCTGACTGGTAACAGATGCGCCCTTTCTCCTTGTGGTGGTCGTTACCTCTGCGCCAGTCTTCGGATTGATGGTCTTCGTACTGGTAGAAGTAGAAGTCTCGCCCTGCGGAAGCTTGCCGTATTCACGGTAATACTCCTGTTCCCACATGGTCTTGTTAGGCTGATAGCGCATCTTGCCGTTCTTATCCTCAAACCAGTACTTGGCACCCGAGCCGCTACCACTCCTGCCTGACCGTCCACCGCCGCCACGCCCCTTATGGGTTGCGTTATACTGCTGAATAGCCAGACGCTGCCTAACCTGCTCATCCTTCACCTTGTCACGCCCCTTCTTATACTCAAAGTCACGCTTATCCTTATCCTTCTTATACTGGTCAGCTGCCGCATCCTTATCCTTTCGGTACTCAAACTTATCCTTGGCAAGCTGATTACCCTCACCACGAAGACCCATAAGATACTCCTTATAAACCTTGTCTGCCTGTGCAGCAGCACTCTTAAGGTCGAGGTTTGACTGCTTATAGGCAGCATCCGCATCAAGGGCAGCCTGTTTCTGTCTCTGAGCCTTGCGGTTCTGATAACCCTGTTCCATCATGGCAGTAGGGTCGTTGAACACCTGCAGAGGCGCACCCTTCGAAGTATTGATGATGTTTCCCATGTGGCGAATAGCATCAGCAAAGGCTGCAATACGCTCTCGGTTGGTAGTGATTCTGCGGTCATATTCGTCAGGAGTCTCACCCTCACGCATTCCCGGTCTGCTCTTAGGAATGATCTTGCCGAGCCAACTGTAAAAGCCGCCATCCCTCTGCTTAGGGTCTGCCTCAAACTCTGGAACCTGCTGTTCCTGTGGCATCTGAAAGCCGCTCAGAGCAGTAGAAAGCGTATCATAGCGTGGTGTTCCGTCAGCATTCCAACCTGTAGAAGGCTGCGGCATTCCCTCAAAATTGCTCTGAGGCTGGGGAGTATTCTCTGCTGCATCGCCCATGTAAGTAGTCTGTACTGGTCCCAAGGCAGGGTTTGCATTACCGCTTCCCTGCGGAACGAACTCTTCCTGCTTAGGCATCTGGGTGAAGTCTGTTATTGGTGCTGCGCCAGTCTGAACAGGCTGGATCTCAAACTTACCGGTAGCACCGCCTCCATTCCCGAAGAAGTTAACCCCCGCGGCACCGCCATTAACCCCCGCGGGCGCTCCGTTGCCTCCATTCATCACCTGATCATAATCGGGATATTTCGCCCTCATCAGGTCATGCACAGCCTCAGGATAGCCGCCGATAGTTACCGGCTTCTTCCTAGGCTGCTGCGTATTCTGATTATTTACTCCTGCCATATGTCTGCGTCTTTTGCTTTCTTTAGTGCATCAATATAATCCTTGTCACGCAATACAATTACTCCATAAAGGTCTGCGCCTTCCTCTGCATTATCAGAAGAAACTCTAATTTTCTTTGCATGTTCAAGTCTCTTCTCCTCTTCCTCTATAAAATCATACAGCTGAGGGTTGAATCTGTAGCCATTCGCCCAAAGACGGCATTTCTCGAAGACATCAGAAGGAACGAGTCCTTTGCTAACTATAATCTTAGACAACTTCTGAATCATCTTTTCAGCAGCAATACCGTATTCACAATACTCCTTGGAAGCATTGCGAACCATCCTAACCAGATTATTTGTTCCTTCCAATTCCTTCTTGGTAGCCGCCAACTCCTTGCCCAAGTCGGCAATCACCTCGTCCTTCTCTGCAATCACCTTCTCTTTATAAGCGAGAGCACTCTCGGCACTCTTCAAAGCCTGAGCATCAATCTTGTCAACAACCTTGTCTGCAAGCTTCTTCTTCAACTTCTCATTCTCCCCAACATACTTAAGACCTAACTCGGCAAGATTCTTCTCACGAATCTTTGTAAGGCGAATGACCTCGTTCTTCTTGTGGATAATCTTGTTGAGTCGGGCAATCTTTTTAGTGAGATGCTTAATCTTCTTTCCCTGCTCATCCAACAAGGCATCGTTGAACTGGGAGGCTGCTTCTTCAAGGGCAGGGTTTACACCTGAATCCTCCTTGATGCGGTTCTCAGAAGAACCGGGAGCCTTGGTATTCTCTTCATACTCCTTCTTCAAACGTTTCTCACGCATATTGTAATCATGTCCGCTGATGGATATATAATAACCTCCCTTGGATAAAACACGGAAAGCTTCAAGCACAGAAGGCTTCTCATGCTCAATCCAGCCACTCTCGTCAAACTCAAATGGCTCTGTTGACTTGTGAAGACTAATCACTGCAAACTCTTTCTCCAATATCTTCTTTGCTTCTTCTAATGTCATAATCTATTTTGTTTTAATGTTTAACTTTTCTTGAACATTTCTATTGAGAAATGCACTAATTCCTCAAATGTGAAGGGAATGTTATCGGCTTCATCTTCATGAGCCATATTCCATGTTCCCTTCTTTAGTTTCGGGAGGTTCTTTATAAAAGGCTTTCTGTTTATGTAAGCAACAGCTAAACCTTTTGGTCTATGATGCCTTTCGTATTCTTTTCTACCACACAGAATAATCTTTGTTCTATTCATAATCTATAATATTTAATATTATTAACACTTCCCGAAAATTCAGGGGTGGGGAAAATCGGAAAACCGAAATCCAGAAAAAGGGGGTGGGGGGAGGCAGAATTTCTTTATTTGTATTATTCTACTATAATTAGCAACGGTGGTCGAAGGGGGTGGGGGTCTTGGGGTCGCCTGTTGTGCCTCGTCCACCTTGCCTGTCGCTCATCCGCTCCACCTTCTAGCTGCCTACCCCTTCAACCTCTTCTTGGCTCCCGTGGCTAGGTCGAGAGGGTCATAGTGCTGCCCCACATCATTGTAGCCTGTAGGGATAGGGTCTTTCACGGCTCCCTTCCCATATTGAGCCTCGTACGCTATTGCAGTTGGGTTCACTTGTGGCGTGTGTGATACATTTGTGTTATCAATTGGCTTTCCATTTGAGCCTAAAGCGTTGGTTTTCACCGCCTTAGTACTTTCGAGTTCTGACCCCAATTGGTTCACACCGAAATTGAACATCGCATTGGACGCATTTTGAGCCGCATCGCTAGTGGCTTGCGCCTTCTGCTGCTCGATTTGCTGACGTTCTCTAGACAACTGCTGAGTGTTCTGAAGGTGAGCATCCTCCACATGCTGCTTGCGAGCCGTGTCCTGTGCCGCTACGTTGGCTATCGTGTCGCCCATAGCCTTGTTAGCTGCTTCCTTCGCCATCGCCACGCTTGCAGCAGTTCCACCGCCAACGGCAGCAGCGCCATCAGCCTTGCGGACATACTCGTCCTGTACTTCCTTCGCCCTTCTCATGAGGTTCTGCCCCGCTTTCGTGTCAAGGTAGTCCGTGTTGTAGTTTTTATCGTACCAAGCCTTCTCAGCGTTCGTTCTGTACGTGTTCTCCGCTTGTGCCCTTCTAGCCGCCTTCTTAGCCTTGTTAGCGCCAAAGAGAGAAGACGCAACACCGCCAGCCAAGGCAGCAGCACCTAATATCCACTCCTTTTTGTCCGTGAGTACAGGACAAGAGGTCAAATGCTTTGGGATTTTTGATAATATTTCCGTCATAATTGCAATTATTTGATGTTTCGAGGGCAAATATATAATATTTGAAGTTCCGTTTTGCCGTGTTCCAACCTCGTTCAAAATCGCCCAAAATCCCACCAATTTCTTTCTCGGGGCGCAATCTACCCATTCTTCTCCTCCTATTTCGCCCTCTAGAAGACCAATTTTGTAAGAAAACGTGATTATTGTAAAGAAAAGACAAGTGGCTAATTATGAACAAGTTAGTTTCAGTTGTTCCCTAGGGAGAATAAAAGTTAGATGTAAAGAAAGTTCTTATTTCATAAAAGAAGATTCTTTGCAAACAAAAAAGGGGTTTTGCATTAATAGGTACGCACGCACGCAAGGAGTTCGTTAGCAAACTTTAACTAGTAGTATTCAGCCTTCTTGAATGTTTTTCACCCACAATCAACGCTAAACTCGCTCATTTTTGCCGATTTTTGCGATTTTCGGGCAGTTGGTCGGGATTTCTCTCAAATTCGTGAGTTTTGAGCCATTTAAGAGCCATTTTTGGGCAGATTAGAGCCGATTTTGTGGGTTTTTCGTAGATTTCATGGTTTTGTGCCGGATAATGCGCTCATCTAGGATTAAGGCTTTTAGAAGATGATTTAGGCGGTTTTTATTTTTCTAGTTGGAGAAATATTTTTTCCTAGTTAGGGAAATTGTTTTCTTTGGTTGTGTGGTTCCCTGTACTCTCTTCTCTCTCTTGTGTGTTCCTACCTTATGGGTGAGAGTGAAGAATCCTCGGGGGAGATAAGGGGGCAGCGCCCCCACGGGCGCAAGCGCCCTCCCCATGCCCTGTGGGGCTAGCGCCTTGCGTTTACTTTGATAACCCCTAATGGCTCATTATTTGTATCAGAAGTTTTTCACTCTTAGGTAGCATCCCAAAATTTTCTGAATATATTGAAAGACAGATACTCCCCTTGCTTGAAGTCCATTTTGAAAAATTACCTGTGCACATAAATGGCTCCACACCTAGAACCCTAGAAATTCTACTAATCAAGATGTTATACATATAATTTTTACCATTCTCTGAAAAATCAACATCAATTGTTATTGATTGCAAAACTTTATTTTGTCCATAGCAAAAAGAGACTTCATTTATATTATCATATGTATTTTTACCCCAAATAACATATTGGTTTCCGTACGATGAAATCCCGCTTTTATACGTTTCGCTTTCAAAATCATCTTCGTTTACTTGCAACTTCAAATGTTTGAATCTTGACAAACAAAACTCATAACTATCACCGAGCATGAATCCCATTACTCCACCAAATCTAATTCCGTCAATCGGATTTGAAGACATTACCACTTTCTTTGCACTTCGAGGTGTAAAGATAACCTTTAGGACAACTGCAAGAAGTAATGCTGCCCCGAAAAATAAAAAAACTTCCATATCAATATGCGTTATAAATTATAGTTACTTTGCAATTATTCTCAGTTCTTCTACTTGTCTAAAGAACTCCTCCAACGTGTCAGAAGTATAATGAATACCCTTGTATCTGAAAAAAGACACGAATCCATGTTCGTTTTTACTCTTGTCTAAAACGATTTCATCTTCAGAGACGAATAAAGACCAAAGCGGAACATTTAATCCTTCAGCAATCTTCTCTAAAGTCTTTACGGATGGATTTCCCGAAATATGTTGGTTCAATCCGCTAGGCGTCATACCTATTTTTTTTGCAAGAACAGCAGTAGTTATACCTTGTTCTTCCATAATGTTTCTTATTCTATTATCAGCCATAACTTGTTCTTTTTGTGCAAAAATACGTAAATATTTCGATAAAACAAGGCATAGCTTGCTTAAATATTGTTAAGAACAAGCAAAAACTTGCCAAATAATTTGGAAAACAAGCTATAACTTGTTATCTTTGCACCCGAAATCAAGTTAGTTTGATTTCAAGAGGAACGATGGCACGTTTAACTACCTCTATAAAAGTACAGATTAGTCGGGAAAGTCAGAGAGATAGAACTCTTCAAACATCAACGGAAAATGCGACCGAGTTAGTTGCCACTCTCAAAGCAACAAGACAAAGAAGTCTCAAACACTCATCACGAAAGATGTAAAAACGCTAGTCGTGTTAGACTAGAGAAACATCGAAACACGTCAACCCACGGACGTTAAACGAAGGGAGCTAGGCTGCATAAGACTTGCAGACGTTGGGCGCAAACGTACACCTGCACTTTAATGTTTCACAATTTAATGGCAACAACAATGAGAAAGATTATTCTTACAAATAAGGAGTATGCACAAGTAATGAAGGTTATCTTCTATAACGAAGAAACAAAAGAGATTGCTAGAAACAAGTTTATGCGCTCAAAGCAATTCTCTATCTAAGCAATAACAAGGGGCTATTGCTAGCCCCTCTAAAACATAAGATTATGGAAACAACAAAGATGTGTTTATTAGAATTGACTAAGGCTGATGCTATGGTATTAGCCAACGTAATTAGAAGAACTGCAAACGAGAATCCATTTCATTGGAAGGAAAGCAGCGTTGAGAAGACAAGAGACCTGTACGATAGCGTAATCGCTCAGTTGTACGACTATAAATATTAAAGAATATGGCAAAGTTAGCAGATTATATCGCTTGTAGCCTAATTTATCACAAGGGCAACAAGTTCGAAATCGATGAAGAAAGAACCATAATGCCTTGTATATACGAGGATAGTGACGAGTATATCAAAGAGTATTGGGGAGACAACGAGTTTATCGGGAAGTTTCCTGTAATGTACAGAGGTAAACTTGTTGATGTGCTTGTGTTCAAAGATTACGAACAATACTTTGGAGTGTTCAAAGATGAAGGCAAGTGCATGAAGGACTACATAGTTGTGAAAGACTACATTTGCGAACCCGACAGGAAACCCGAAGTTGTTGCACAATTCGACACAAGAGAAAAGGCAGAAGAGTACTCCTTACAACATGAAGGTGTATGTTGGGTGTATGAAATGAGTAAGGAATGGTAAGTAACAATGTGGGGAGATAAGGGGGCAGCGCCCCCACGGGCGCAAGCGCCCTCCCCACGCCAAACAGACAAAAGATTATGGGAAAATATTTGGTAAACACGTACAGCACTATCAGAAAAACAAACGGAGATACATTTCGGTATGAAGGTTTCACAAAAGTGCTTAGCGAGAATGTAGTAAAAATCGCAAAACAAGCTAACAAGGAAGTTGGCTACAAGTACGTAGGACGTTTCAAAGATACACACGGACGCTATTACACTAGGTATGAGCGCATGGCTGAGGAGTTATCTAACTCGGAACGTGAAGTTATCTACTTAGTAACAATAACAAAATTAAAATAAGACTATGGCAGCAATTAATTTCGTAGAATACCGCAGAATCGAAAGATATGCGGACAGAGTAACAATGGAGCCAATATGCACGGAGAACCTTAACGACAAGGAACTTGAAATGCTGAAACAAAGCCTTAAAAAGCAAGGTTACAAGTATGTTGGACGCAGCAAGGACAGATACGACAACTATTACACGTCTTATGAGCGTAAGAGTGAGTATTCAACAGAAAGCTGTGAGATTATCATCAAAGCAATAATAACAAGATTAAAATAAGGCTTATGGAGAAGACAATAACACTTACAAGCGAAGAGATAGCAAACATCAAGTCTGCTATTGAAGATAGAATAATCCTTTTAGAGGATTATCTTTCAACCAACGAAGGCACTCCAATAGCGCACAAGCGATTGAAGGAGTTTAAAGAGATTAAAGCAAAGTTGAACAATTAAAACGATAAGAAAATGGAAAAGACAATAACACTTACGAGCGATGAGATTTCAAGCATCACTCTCGCTATATACGACAAGGTAATGAACCTTTCACAAGCAGTTCTTATTTGTGGTGCGGAACTCACACCGAATGCACAACAGAGAATTGAGAACTTAAAGGCAATCGCCCTTAAATTGAATGGTATAGAATATTAAAGATAGGTGATACGAATATGAGAAAGAATAAGACTTACGAGCAGCAGAAGAAGTTCTATGACAAGAGTAACGACTATGAGAGTTTAGGGGCATTATTCTTCGAATGGCTTACTAGCGGTTATATGACCGCAAAGCAGATGCAAGATGTGTACAGAGAAGGAACAAAGGAATGCAAGGAGTACATCTTTGAAGACTTGTTTCACCTTGTAGGACACAAAACCTTCTATCAGTTCGTTAGAATCTTCAACTTTGGCAAGAAGTAACATGGAGCGGTCAGCGAATAGAGGAGCACATCACGTTCAAGCCGTGAGACCGCACAAGTTAAATCAATTAATAAAGAAACAGAAATGGAAAAGAATATTTGTTTATCTTGCAGATTTGCATTCAGAAATGGCAAATGCAATCGACTTGTAGTATCTAGTATGGGTATGAATGACCGCCTTGGCAGTTACTATAAGAAAGACAATAAATGCCCTTATCATGAAGAAGGAAACGATTGCAGAAACAGAGATTATGAGCCAATTAATTTTTATAATTCATAACAATTAAAAGAAAGGAAATTGATATGAAAGTACATCACATTGCACATTACGAGTATGGCAGCAGACCGCACTCGGAAATGAGAGAAAAGGAGTTTCCTACACGTTGGGAGGCCGAGAAGTTTTGTGAGGAATGGAGGAGAGAACATTGGTATTTTGGCGGTGCAGCATGGGCAGAAAGCATAACAGAGCCTAGACCTATAACCGCTAATGATATTCTCGCAGCCGCAGTAATTAAAAAGATTTTAAGATATTAGCAATATGATGAAGAAAATTTTAACTTTGAAAGAGTATTGGAGACTAATCAACGAGATAAGCGACTATCTCAGAGAAGACCATGACACCATTACCACAAAAATCAACGGAGTGGAATATATAGTGTATAAACGTCTAAATCCAGACTATGTGGAGTTTCTGAACAACGAAACGAAGGAAGTCACTTTTGTTGATATTATAGACGAGCCAACCGAGGTTTCAAGCCTTTTGGTTCAGTCAGCAGTAAACGAAATAAATAACAAGCAAAAACATGTTAGAGTATGGACATCACAATTTATGTATTAATCTTCTTGGTCGGCAGTCTTACAGGCTACAGGCTGAGAGCAGCAAAAGACATGGAGGACGAGTAATATGGTTAAGTTAGAACTTACAGACGAGGAGTATGACGCAATCAGAGCGTTACTCTACCAAACAACAACATCAGCCTATGCAAAGGCAGTTGGTTACGCAGTCTTCATGGCAGCACATTTGGAGTTGTTTCCGGAGACATATAAGACATTAGAAGAGATAAACAAGAAATTAAATCAATAAAGATATGAAAAAGAGAATTAAGATAGTTTTGGTAGTGGCAACGATAGTTGCCCTACCTCTTATGGGAGCCGGAATGCAGCAGAGCAAGAGCGAGGAGGAATCTTTGCTTGTAGACTTCATCGAGTATTGCAAGACATGTGAGAACCTTAGGCAAGTTGATCCTCACAAGGACTACACCCAAGCAACTCTCCATGAGCTGAAGAATGCAGCACGTTTCTATGAGGAACAGGAGAACTTTGCCGACTGCACAGATTATCAGCAGCAAGCAAAGATAGACAAGATTATTGGTAGAACTTATGATGCTAAAGTCATTAACAAGTAAAGACTATGAGCGCAGATGATTTACAGAAGTTAAGTGACCTCCTTCTAGCTTTCAGCAACGAGGAGGCCACAAAAGGAGAACGTATCGCCATATCAAGGGCACAAGCAATCGTTTTCCGATATTATTTATCAAAGAAGTTTGGAGCAGTTTAAATTATAGGAGATAAAATTATGAAGACAACTAAGGCAGTTAGATTGAGTGACAATTTTGTAGGAGTTGAGATTAACACCATACAAGACGTAGTAAAGGCACAGGCAGCCGGACTCAAACTTGTAGACAAGGAAGGTTGGGAATATAGTATTTACACCATCGATGATGAAGAGACCGGAGAAGAGCGAGAGCCTACAGAACAGGAAATCTTCGAGCACATCACCAAAGACCTCTCAGAAGGCAAGGAAGTGTACGCATGTATGGAATTATCGTCTGATTGGGAAGTACAGGAACGAGCAAAGACAAATCTTAAAACCAACTTCTATGTTGGCCAACAGGTTTTCCTATTGCGTGATAACAAGATAGCTGAGAAGACGATTACTCGCGTCATCCTTGAAAAGAATGAAGACAGGGAATGCTGTAAGGTTTTATTAAAACATGATAGTACATACACCAAGGGTGTAGACGTCTTCGCCACAAAGGAAGAACTTGTAGAAAGTCTGTTGAAGGAGTAAGTTTAACCCGAGGGAGAGAAATCTCCCTCACAAACCATTTCAAGTATGACTAATTCAGTTGTTAAAAATCTGTTGGATAAAAAGGATTGGAGCAGAATCATTTTCCGCTTTCCTACATCAAGCTATACTCTGTTCAATAGCGACAGATACGAGATAGATAGTTTCTGTATATATATCCATGACGATACGTCCAGAGAGTACGAGGAAACGAAAGTTCTAGACATAAGCAGTCTTATTTCCATGGAGATGAAAAAGAAGAGTTTTGAAGATATTGTAGAGGAGATGTAAGCGTAGACAAGAGCACTTGTCTTGAGAAGATAAACGAGAAGAGAAAATAGTTGTTGTTGTTATATATAGGGCGAATGCGGTATTCAAGCCGCTACAGATGGTTGCAACGTACCATCCGTCCACCAAGTATTAATTTTAAAAGAAAGGATTTGATTATGAAAAGGTATGTAGTAGAAATCGTAGAGAAGGTAGTCTACAAGGTAGAGTATTCCGATATTACACCGGAATGCGCTGAACGTCTTGCAAGAGAAATGTACGATAGCGGACATCTTGAAGGCACAGGCGAGTTGGAAAGTGTTTCGTTTGATATAGAAGAGAAGGAGGGCGAGTAAGATGAAGAAACAGAAAGTATTTGTATTTACCGAACTCTATGGCAACGATAGCGACACAGAGGTAAATGTTTTGGGAGTTTATACCACCAAAACAAAGGCAAAGGAAATGTTGGCAGATAAAAAGCAGAAGGTATTGGAATCATACGAGCAAGCCTTTAGCGGTGAGTATGAGGTTTCTGAGGACCATCCAACCCTCTTCGAGATTACCCTAAAGAACGAGTATATTTGGGAGCAGCTTTTAATAACAGAAAAAGAAGTAGAATAATGATAAAGAAATTTCTATTCAACGAGTTCGGTGTATGCAAGAATCCTGACAAGACAGAAATCGGCAGCGGAATCCCCCATATCGAAATATCCACAGCTTATGTTAGAGGAAAGTGGACGTATGGTGTGACGTACATGCTAGCAGATAGAGGAGGGGCGTTTGGAACTAACCTCAGCAACACGAATTGGTTCAAGACACAGGAAGATGCCATAGAGCATGCTTTGAATTGGGTAAAACATTGGCTTAACGTACAGATAGAACAAGAGCGCAACCGGAATAGTTCTGTTTGTAAGAGCGCAGCTAAGATACTGAAGGAAATAGAAAATCTACTCCCGAAGAAGAGATATGTACAACTAGAATTATTTGATTTTTAAGAATATGAATAAGCAAGAATTTATCTTCGTCTTCCCTCAGTCGGGTGAGACGATAACAAAGAAAATGAATCCTTTGGCGGTGAAGGATGCAGCCGTGAAGTATCTGAAAATGCAGAACGAGGTAAGAGGAGACATCTGTATCATCAAGAACGCACATGAAGATGTTGTGGCTATGGCCTACGTGAGCGACATGATGAAGGTTTCCTTCTTCACCGAGGATGAAAGTGTGAACGACATCAAACCGATAGGAGTAATCGAGGAAGGAGGGGAGAAATGAGCGAAATCAATTTCAAGGCAAAGCTAATTGATACAGAAATGTGGTTAGATTGCAAACCTTATGCTAATAGTCAGTTCTTTTCGAGAGGAAATATTAATCCTACTATAGACACCAACACCCTCTGCCAATTTACAGGCGCACGGGATTGTAACGGATTTCCTATCTATGAGCATGATTTGCTCAGACAATACGAGGATACAGGCAGCATCTATGAAGTAGTTTGGAATCAAGGCAACACTAGTTTTAGTTTGGTCGATACAGAATACCCTGTTCTCTACCCAAATACTTTGGGGAGAATGTTGCGTAATAGGCAACTAAAAGTTATCGGCAATAAATTCGACAAGAAAGGAGGTAAGAAATGAAATTACGACAGGCGAAGAAGATACTTTGTAGAAAGAAAAACTATTTTTGGAGACCACGAATCATGGTTTATGCTTATGGCTTAGGCAAAGACCACAGAATCGCAAAGGCTATCTGTAGGGTTCGAGCCTATCAGAAGAAAGGAGGTAAGCAATGAAAGCAAGATTTGTAAAGAAGATACTTCTCGGACCCGACAAGGGTAAAAATATGTATTGGCTGAAACGAGTGATTAAAACTTCTTTTGGTTGGAAAGAAGACCACAGAGTTGTGAAAGCACTTCAAATTTATCATCGCAAGAGAAGAAGAAAGGGGGTAAGCCATGAGTAAACAGGAATGGTTCGTGCTCTTTATCTTCTTATTCACGATACTGATGGCAATATTAGGTTGAGGATATGGAAAAGGCAAGAATCATAATCTACGATGATTGGGCGATACTCGATGAGACAGAGACCTTCTTCAAGGATAAAGCCTATCTTATCGGTATTGCCAAATCTACCCTTCAGCAGACGCCCGATGCGGTAATTGCTGAAGTTTGGGTAAATGACCGGCTGAAAATGAAGTTCCGCATCAATAGCAAGGGCAAGGTTCAGCAATGCAAGGTCAGTCAGCATCCAGGGTGGGGTGGCCGCAGAGAGCGAGCCGGAGCACCGAGCAAGGGCGCAGCTGCACTCATCTATAGGGTTGTGACGCATGTAAACGAAGAAACGTTTGAGTTTTGCGAATCCCTAGGACGCAACAAAGGCGCATGGCTCAGACAGGCTATAGTCGAGAAACGAGAACGTGAAGACAAGGAAAAAGCAGGGCACTAGGCTCTGCTTTTTCTGTTTCTTCTTGACTCTATCCGGATAGGAAAGTGATTTTGTATTCTGCCATCCATATTTACAAAGCAGTAGTCTATCCATTTAGTACTATAATCTCCAAGCAAAGACTTCACCGAATATCTAATTATCTTAGCCTTGCGCCTAAACCTGTAACCTTGACTTTCCCAATACGGACGAGCCTTCTTCATTTTCTTTTTAGCTTTTCTAATACTAGTCATACGCTACTCCTTTTTGTTCTTCAAAATAGAATACGATAGGCTTATTGAAAGAAGGAGTAAGCAGATCATAAGCGATACTCATACCTACTTGGAACTTTGCAGCACCTTTTAGCAAGCCTTTCGCCTGTTCCTTGATAGATTCACGGAATTGTTCTATACTCATATCCCGCTTTCTAAAGTTACAGGCTCGGCAAGAAGGCATGTAATTTTCCATACTATCCTCACCATGAGAAACGACATACTTACCTTCCTTATCACTCCAACGAGAGTAACCGCCACGATTCTTAGGAACGAAATGGTCTACTTGCATATCTTCGAACTTTATTTCTTTTCCGCAGTATGCGCAATGATGGCCGTACTTCTCCCAAACCTTGATTCTATCTTCCTTTTTCATAACTATTGTTCTATTACTTTCAAATACTTCAACTTTGCGAATCGGTATGAGTTATATGTTTTACCAAGCGTTTTATACACCTTAGATGTGAAGTACAGAATGCAGCCTGTATAATCATCAAAACCTAAGATGATATACTTTTCTTCTACATACCCTGCCACGTATGCCCCAATATCCTTACCTTTATAAAGAACTCGCTCACCTAGATGAGCATAGAAAAATTCCTCATTTGTCATACGCTACTTAAACTTAATTATAAAAAACTCTGTATCAAGCCATTTGTCGGGGCATAAGCCTTTCTTAGGTTTGCCGATGGTGATACTCTCAATCTCCTTCTCAATTCGTGGACTATCCTTGCGGTAGCCGTTGATGAATAGGACGTGGGTATATTGTTTTAACACAATTCTCTGTGCGTCAATATATTTTTTAAGTAAATCCGTTCGCCCTGCCAAAGCCGAGGCAAGATTTCGCACATCAACAATATTGCTGTTATTGTGAAATAATCGTGCTACCCAATACGGCTTTATCTCCCGATACTCTTCCGTCTTTTCGCCTGCCACAATCATATCGAACCACTGCTTACTAACAACAAGGGTCAGAACTTTCTTCTTTTCCCAATAATCGGCAGCTTCCTTCAAGTACTTATCCATTACCTTTGTCAACCTTTCCATTCTTCTCTTTCATTTTAGCGATGCGTTCATTAAAAGCATCATAGTCTTGTTTACTAATCTCAATGACACTCTGGACGATTACTGTTCCGCTAACCATATCATCCCCGAATTTCTCTTCAACACTAGTGATGATGTTCATGAGAGGATAGAACTTAATATCCTTTTCTTCGCCTTTAACACTACACGTAACCGAACTAACACTAATTTTTTCATCCTTACGCATGAAGGATGCTACTGCATAATAATATCTTTCAACCTCCATAAGCTATAAATTTTAACGATTAACTCTTTTTCTGAACTCAGCAAGGGTGATTGGATATTTTGCTTTTGTCTTGTGATAATGCCTGTAGCGGTGTATCTTCCAAAAAGAATTTACGAAGTCCTTACATTTCTTGAAGGTGCAAACACAAGTGCAATCCTTACATCTACCTGTCGAATGCGTCCAGCAGTATGCAAAAATAAGACGCTCTTTTATAAAACTTCCCATAAGCCTATTGTTTTTTTAATGTTAAGCCTATGATAGAATTAGCCAACTCAATAGCATGCTTAGGTTTGAAAAATCGCTTGTTCAAATCATCATTCAACTCGTCTGCCAATTTCCGTATGTTAGGGAGCAGATTCAGAATGCGAAGTTTGTCAGATTCGAAATTGGCAACCATAGCACAATACTTGTTACGCAATTCAATCTCTTTCCGGCTATTATCCTCTTCCAAGTCCCTTGTCTTCTTCTTATATTCCTCTTCCAAGTCCTTTGTCTTCTTTTCGTACACCTTCTTGAGGTCAGCTTTCTTTCCGTTGTACTCGTTGTCAAGCTTATTCTTCTTGTCGCCATAGGCTTGTTTTTCCATATTCCTATCATGAATGCTACGATTAACCTCATCTTGCATAGCCTGTTCAACCTTCAAGCGAACGTCCTCGAAGTTAATATAAGACTCGGATGATTCGATGGTTTTTCTTTGAGGCTCGTCATCCTCATTGTCATCCCACAATGTGCGAGGTTTATTAAAAAGCAAAGTGGTCTCCTTGCGAAGAATCACCTTTGCACCCTGTTTCAAGGAATCATTCAACTTTTTGAGTTCCTTAACTTGCTCTTCCAACTCTGAGTTGCGCTTACGTATAGCATCGTACTCAGATAAATCTACATTTACTACTGCCATAATCTATATTTTTTAGTTCAACGACTTCTTTTTACGTTTCTCAAATGCTGCCTGTTTCTTCTGCATTATCTTGATGATGGTGTTTTGCACCTTCTCAAGAACAAACTTAGGAGTTTCACCATCACGGATGAAGATGGGGTGCACACCTATGTGGTGGGTTTTATAGAACAACTCATCATCTTCACCTTGAAGTTTGATGTAGATTCTGAATGAAGGCAGAAATAAGTCACTATGACCTTTCTTTCCGGCGTTCTTAGGAGTAACGTACTTGATATTGTTTTCATCAAGGAACTCCTTTACTCTGTTTAATTTTGTTTCATTCTTCATAACTTTCAATATTATAATTTTCTTTCTTTCAATGTAGGTTCCACAAATGAACACAGAAGAGTTTAACAGAAGAATCCATCAGGAATTCCTCCAAAACTCATGTCCTTCTGTATCACCTTTTCATTTTGCTTGCCGTAGATAAGATGTCTGAATCCATCAGAAACCATTCTATCGGTAATTGAGTAAGAACATGCAAGGACTATGAAACCGAGCGTACCAACAATAAAGTCGGCTTTCTTCTTGCCAGTCCTCTTTAATGTCCTTTTCGTCTCTTCTTCGTTTCTAACATCAAAGGAGTGCTTTTCTGCAAGAGTGGAACTTATTTTCCCTTCTCCTATCAGTTTCTTCTTCAATTTAGAAACAGCACCACTACTCATATTGATCGCCTTTTTAAACTGTCCTATCGTGATAGCCTTACCTTTGGCACCGACTTTTTCATCATCAGATGCTTTCATGCAACAGTCCTTGTGCTCGGCAGCACAAATCGGATAGACAAAAAGTTTCTCGTTTATGAGATTGTAGAGTTCCTTCATCGTGTACTCCTTCACTTCAAACTTACAGACCATTGCTCCATGATACTCTTTGTTCTTCCGAGTCCACTTTGTTGTATGGTCACGGAAAGAGGAGACAACAACCTTGTTGCCATCTATGGTAAACAGGTCGCTATCTTTCATGTCTTGAATAAGTCTTTGAGCTTTTGGTCTTCCAATACGTAATCCTTTGCGCAATTTGTATTCTGTTACGTTCCAAATCACGGAATTGCTATGCTGCATTTTGAACCATATCGCCAGCGCAAGAAGTTCCTTCATGCTCTTGCTCGAAGAGTATGTCTTAAGGAGTTCTATGGTGACGTTTATATACTGCATAGCAAACAAAAAATGGGGAAAGAAAAAACCGCACCTCTTCTATCGGTTTAATCAATCCCCTATATTGTAATACCTATTGAAAGTATTGAAGTTTCACAAATGTTGTATCAACAAGATAGAGGTGAGAATCCTGTATTGACGAGTGCAAAAGTAAGAAAAGTATTTGAAACCGCCAAATTTCAACTTTCGCAAAATATAGTTAAAAAGTAATAAAAAATTTGTGTTATAAAAATGTTATCACTATCTTTGCACCCGAAAGATAAGTGGCTGATATAGACAGTTTTGTGAGAAATTGGTTGTGACCCCAACGGAATCACTTTTTAGGCGTAAAAACGCAACGTTTAGTCAAGAAAAAATCAAATAAGCAGTCTATATAACGTATTGAATAACAGATACTTATATAGATTGCTTTTTGTTTTTTAAAGAGATATGTCATAAAGATTGATTTTCTAAACCAGTTTAAAACTAGTTTAAACGCATTTTGGGTGTAACAATCTGAATTACAACGGTTTATATCATTCACACGAATTGTTGAACGAAGGGGAGTGTTACAAAAATGATACCAACCTTCAAAATTTATGTTACCAAAATGGCAAAAATTAATTTAAGTATTTTTCACAACAGACAGAAACGTGGAACCTCTCAGAAGGAAGTTTCTATCGAATTGTGCTTTAGTACGAAGGGTACGCGCAAGTATTATTCTACCGGTATCAAGGTGACAACAAATCAATGGTCTGATACCACCAAGAAGATAATCAAGCGCAAGGATGCAGATGAACTCAACAACTTATTGACTGCATACACTTCTAGAGCGCATGAGGTCATTGAGAAGTTGGTGAAAGAAGGAAATTATGATTTGAACGCTGTCATTTCCTTAATGAACGGAGAAGACGAAGGAACTTCTTTCATCGAGTACTGCGAGAGAAGACGAAATGAGCGTAAGGTGTGCGAGCATACCAAGAAACGCTACGATGTCTTTATCAAATTCCTAAAAACATGGGGAAAGATAAAATCGTTCCAAGACTGCAATGTGTCGAAAGTGCGTTCAATGGATGAGTATCTCCACAGACAGGATAAGGCTCAATGCACAATCTACGACTATCACAAGTATCTCAAGTTGTTCATCAATGATGCGATGATAGACGGACTTATTGAGCAGAATCCATACAAGTTCCTTCCGTTTCATATTGGCAAGGGAGAAAAGCAGTATGTTGATTGTGTCACAGAAGAGCAGTTCGCTGCCATCAAGAAATTGAAACTCTCAACACCTCATATTCTCCATGCAAGAGATTTGTTCCTCTTCCAATGCTATACCGGACTTGCATATTCTGACCTTGCATCGTTCGATTATACTAACTGCGAGGAGATTGGTGGCAAGATGTTCTATCACGCTAAGAGAACGAAAACAGATACGGATTTCGTATTCCAACTTCTCAAACCTGCCCTGGAGATACTACAGAAGTATGACTTCAAGCTGCCTAGAATGACGAATCAGAAGTATAATGATTATTTGAAGGCGATCGGGCAGATGGTTGGAGTTGACAGATTGCATACCCACATGGGTAGAGCGACTGCGGCAACCTTATTCTTGTCGAAGGGTATGCCTATCAATATCGTGGCAAGGGTGCTTGGGCACACTACCTTGCGTCAGACTACTAGATACGCACGTACATTAAATAAGGACGTACAATCTGCTTTCGATGCCCTCGAAGGAAAGATGTAATATAACAAGGGGAGTCTTCGCAAAGAAGACTCCCCTTTATCGTATCAGCCAACAAGGCTTTTGTCTCTTTCAGCAATCTTCTCGCTGATGATTTGCTTTAACTCCTTAACCACTCCTTCCTGTACTAGCAACTTTACTTTTGTTTCTGCTAGTTCTTTCAGCAGTTTTTCGTCCGTCTGCTTGTCTGCATCGTAAAACATACTGCCTCTGCCACAAAGTAGCCAATCTGCTGATATGTCTACGTATGTAGTCAGTATTCTGTCTATAAACTCCATTGAAGGCTCCTTTGTGCCGTTCAAATAATTGTTCGTAGCAGCAGGTTTTGCCCCGATAGCGTCAGCAAACCCTCTGTTAGACAGCCTGTAATGGTCTTTTACCTCGTTGATTCTATCTCTTAATCCTTCCATACTGCTAGTGTTTATAAATGTGTAAATACGTAAATTAACTATAAATAAATGTCTATATGCTTGGATATTTGTCCACAAACATGTATCTTTGCATCCGTAAACGAGAATAAAACTCGTTCAAAACTTATTTATGGTGCAAATTTACAAAAAATAATATGAATAAAGTCGTAAAAATAGAAAAAATATTGATTGATAAAGATAAAATTCCTAAAATCATGAAAATTTTTGGTTGTGGCAAGACTACTGTCTACAATGCTCTTGCTTACCGGAGTAATAGCCAACAGGCTCAGGACATTCGTTCCTGTGCTCTGAATCGCTACGGAGCAGAGCCTGTTAAGGTGCCACAACTAGTGAGTGTGTAAATGTGTGAAATATTTGGCTGTTGAACTTTTAGATTAGTTATTCAGACAAAATGCGTTTTAAATTGGATATGCGTGAGCATAGAGTTAAACGATTGCTTAAGAAAGGTTCTTTTTCTTATTTGTAAACTATCAATTCACTCTTGTGCGTGAGCATAGGAGTGATACATGGGAATCGAGCTAGCTCACTCGGAGTGAGCGGGGAAACCCGAGCAAAGGCGTTCAACTCGTCTCGAATCCCCAAAATAGTTTTGGAATATTGTTATTATAACATTCTTGAAATTGTTAGGTGTGGGGCGGTATAGACCCAGTGGCAATATAAGTTGTTTGCGTTGAATTCATGTGCCATGAACCATAAGGAAATGTTGTGGTCGAGCATTCTACCAGCACCTTTCGTTTTAGACCTTATTATATATAGCAGTTTCCGGAACAATCCCATTGCCCGATTGTGGGCATAAGTTCTTTGATATGTTGGAAAAGTGTAAAGTCGAATAGTGTTAAGTCATTATAAGGGGATTCCCGAGCATCAGTCTTTATGACTGATAGCTAAAGCGGTGAGCATGGCTCTTAAATTCATGGTAGCGCATGATGCCGTTATCCACCGATAGTGTAACTGGTAGCACGCCCGAAACTGTTTTGTGTAAATCCTTAATACATTCTTATCAAATCGGGAAGTTGGGTCCGAATCCTTAAGGTGGACTATTATGTATTTGTTTGTTGTGTATGATTATTCGCTGCAGCGGCAGCAAACATTGTTTAAAAAAATTTTGATCCTTTCCTGCTCGTCCGTGATGATGGGCAGGTTTTTCTTAAACTTCAAAATCAATGGCTTATGATAGATTTATCCGAACCTACTCTCCACAAATACCGGAGAAAGGTTCTCGAAATATACAGAGAACTCGAAAGAAATCCTTGGGCACCCTTGGGAATCTTCGAGTCGAAGCTGAGGAAAATAAATATCCTCAACTCTAAAATTAAAAATGTGTCCTCAGACATCGGAAAGCCCGATGGCGAGTATTCAAACTCTACAAATGATAATTACATGCAATATGGTTTTAAAAAGAAAAACTCCTCTCAAGAGGACACCTATAAAGAAGACTCCTTGGGATAAAGCCAAGAAGGATCAAGAGAAGAAGAAGGCGAAAGCCGGACTTAGCAAAAGTAAGCTGAGAGATAAGCTAGATGCGGTCTTCTCTAAATATATTCGACTGAAATATTCTGATGATAAAGGTTATTGCCGATGTATCAGTTGCGGCAAGGTTTTCCCTTGGAAGGAAATTCAAAACGGTCATTACATGTCGAGGCGTTACATGTCAACCCGATTCAGCGAAGATAACTGCCGGCCACAATGTGTAGCTTGCAATATTTTCAATCAAGGCAATATCCAAATGTATCGCCGTGCGCTTATCAAGCAGATTGGCGAACAGAGGGTTGACTTGATAGAGGCTCGGGCAAGAACTGAAAACAAGAACTGGTCACTCTTCGAGTATAATCAGTTGATAGCCTTTTATCAGAATGAAGTAGACAAACTTTTAGAACAGAAACATTTATAAGAATAGATTATATGAGTAAATCAGGTACAAAAATCAATGTAGAATTGGTAACACAAGGGTGTTTCCCAACGAAGTCGTATGAGACGGATGCCGCTTACGACCTTCATTGCAGCAAGGACACGGAAGTAATTCCAAACAAACGCTTTTACGTTCCGCTCGGGTTTAAGATACAACTTCCTTCAAATATGAAGATGCTGATTCAGCCACGTAGTGGTATGTCGGGCAAAGGAATGTTGTTAGATGTTTATTTCCCCTCATGGCTCCTACATGGCGACTATTTAGGCAAGGTTAGAGCAAACCTTGACGTGATTCTCGGTTTGATTGATTGCGGCTATGGCAAAGAAGTCCATGCTATCGTCAAGTCGGGCAGATGGAGGTTAAAGCATCGCATCATGCGTCTGCTCGGTTTCAAGTTCGTTATTCCTTATTCCCAACGCATCTGTCAGGGTGCCTTCACTTACGTTCCAGATACTAACTTGGAACTTGGCAAGGTAACCGGCACTCGTAGTGGTTTAGGATCAACAGATAAGAATTAGTTTTTAGCGTTATTTTACATAATTTTAAAATCATTTTTCCTGCTCGTCCGTGAGGATAGGCAGGTTTTTAAAAAAAGAAATCATGAAAAAGAATATCAGACAGAATTTCTTCAATCATATCAAGAAGGTACTTGATATAGTTGATAAGATGGGGGATGAGGCAAAGCATTTCCGTTGCATCGTCCTTATGGGTGACAGAACCATTCCGAAGGCATACGCATTCATGCACGCATCGCCCGAAGACCTCAAAAACCTTATCTTGAACGCCATGCGAAATAGCGACCAGTTTACCTACGCTACTGCAAGAGCATTCGAGGAATACGATAAGGAACTGAGAGAAAAAGAAGAAACTTTAAACAAAGATAAAAATGAAGAAAATCCTATTCAAAACACTTAAGCTGCAAAATTTCTGTGGCATCCGTTCCGGAGTCTTCGATTTTGGAGAAGAATTAACCGTTATCTCGGGAGATAATGGAAGAGGCAAGAGCACTATCGGCAATGCAATCATGTACACATTATTCGGTACTGATACCAACGGCATGCAGCTCGACATCAAAACCTTCGATGAGAATCACAATATTATCAAGGAGATAGAGCATTCATCCGAGTTGGTTATGTTGGTAGATGGTGATGAAATCTCATTCAAGCGAGTTCTGACCGACAAGTGGAAATGTGATAAATGCACCAACACCTTCAAGTACTATGTTGATGGAGAATTGACTACCGCCGGAGATTTCGGCAAAGTAGTTAACGACATCTTTCAAGAAGACCCATTTTCGTGGTGCATCTGTCCTAATCTGTTCCTTGGTATGACATGGCAGAATCAGCGTGCATTCCTTCAGTCGTTGGCAGGTGACATTTCAGTCGAAGACATCACGAAGGGCGAAGAGAAGTACGATTATCTTGTTGAACTCCTCAAACAGAAAGACGTTGATGCCATCCTTCACCACCTAAAGCACAAGCGTACAGAAGTTCAGAAGGAACTCGATGCGGTCCCTATCAGACTTGCCGAACTCGACAAGACCCTTCCACCAAAGCAGGATTGGGAGGCCATGGAGAAAGAAAAGGCTGAGCTGCAAGAAAAACTGATAGAGATTGACAACAAGGTTCAGCAGATTCGCACCGGTGGAGCAGACAGAGTTCGCCTTGACGGAATCCGCAAGAAGATTGAGTTTGCCGAAAAGCGCAAACGAATGATGGAGCAGGGCGCAGACAAGGAGTCTACCGATAACATGACCAAGCATCAAAGCGATGTTCTCAACGCCAACGCAGCCTTCAATAAGGCAGAATCTACGGTTGATAACCTCAAAGCCGTCATGAGTGGCTATCCTACCACCGAGGTTCAGATAAACGCCCAGATTGGAGATTGTAAGAAGAAGGTTAGCGACTTGAACAAGCGTAGCGATGAGATTGCCAAGCGCACTTGGGAATGGGATGATAAGGAAGGTTTTTGTCCACATTGCGGTCAGGCTCTCCCTCTCGGTGATGTTCAGCTCCTTAAACAGGAATCTCAGAACCGGTTCAACTCTCGCAAGGCAGAGGATATGAAGGAACTCAACAATGAGTTTGCCAAACTCCAAAGCGCATACACCGAACTCAACAAAGAGTTGGATAAACTGAATGATGATCGTCAGACCACCACAAACCAACTCGTCAAGGCTCATCAGGCGCTCAAAGATGCCGAAAAGCATAAGGCAGATGTTGATGCTGATGTTCCTAGCACCTACGAGGAGATTCTCGCCTCCAAGGAAAAGTATCAGCAGGTCGTGAAAGAAATTGGTGAGTTGCAGACAGAACTCGATAAACCATCAGATAGCAACGAGGATAACGACAAGTTACTTCAAGCACTCGCTGAAGAGCGAAAGCCGCTCGCTGACAGATACGATGAAGTCCTCGAACTCCTCGCCTCAAAAGCATCTTACGACAACACAATGACTCATATCGAAGCAGCGCAGAAGGATAAAGCCATCTTCCAGGAGCAGCTTGATGATATTGATGATAAACTCAACATCACAAACGAGTTCTATCAGTTGTCTTGCAAGGCTCTTGAAGACAAGGTCAATCAGCACTTCCGTTTCGTAAAATGGAGTCTGTTCCTTCCAAAACTCGATGGTGAGAAGAAACCTTATTGCGAATGTTATCATAATGGTGTGCCTTACAGCCGCCTCAATGGTGCTGCCAAGGTGAATGCCGGAATCGACATCGCGCGCACTATCGGTCAGTTCTATGATGTATCGGTTCCTGTCGTGCTCGATGAATGCGAAAGTGTTAACCATCCGCTCAGCACAGGCGGTCAGCAAATCCGTCTGGTAGTATCGAAGGATGATAAACTAAAGGTTGAGTATTTCGCTCTGGCCACAATGGATTGAAACGCATCATGCAAATCAAGACTAAGTTCGATATAGGTGATGCAGTCTATCTGCTCGATGGGTACAAAATCCGACATGCAAACATCGTAGGTGTATTCTTTCAGCAGATAGGCAAGGCACCTTGCTCTATTCAGTATAAGTTCGCAGTTTTCCCAACAAGGAAAGAAAGCGAAGTGTTTAAAACAAAAGAAGAATTAATCAAACATATAAGTAAATAAAAATCATGGCAGAAACTTTAAAATTAGAAATGTTGGTTAACAAAGACCTTATCAAAGGTACTCTAGCGTTAGGAGGAGGCATGAAGGACGGAACGGATTCGAGCCGGATAAAGAAGTGGTTAGATAGCCACGATAGAGTAGAGGTTGATCCAAAAGAACTTTTTCCGGAAAGTGGTGAAATCAATCTTGCTTTGGGAACAATAGCCTTGGCTGGTATCGCTAAGGAATTAATCAATCATAAAGAAGAGGAGAAGTAATCATGGCAGAAACAGCAGTAGCAAAGGCACAGCCTTCTCAGAAGGCAGTAGCAGTTAGTAATTTCAAGGCAGTACTCGACAATAGTTACTACCAAGAGCAGTTGAAGAATGTAATGAAGGAGAATGCAGGAACTTTTGCTGCATCCCTCATGGAGTTAGTCACATCGGATGATAAGCTTCTAGCTTGTGATGGTCGTTTATTGATGGCTGAGGCAATGAAGGCAGCATCCCTTCATCTTCCGCTCAACAAGCAGTTGGGATATGCTTATATCGTACCTTATGGCAATACTCCTACGATGATTGTTGGTTACAAGGGGCTTTATCAGCTTGCTATTCGCTCCGGTCTCTACAAGAACATCAATGCTGATGTAGTCTATGAAGGAGAGTATCAAGGTTACGACAAGATTTCTGGTGAACTTCATCTTGATGGGGAGAAGACTTCCAACAGAATTGTCGGATATTTCGCTTTCTTAGAGCTTACCAATGGATTCCGCAAGATGATGTATATGTCTCTTGATGATATGTGCTCATACGCCAAGAAGTACTCTGCAACTCTTCGTAACTGTAAAATGACAAATCAGCAGTTGGCTGAAATGGCTCAGAAACAAGCCGAGTTAGGACCAGGTAATACTGTTGGATGGTATGGTAATTTCAATGATATGGCAACAAAAACGGTCCTTCGTCGCCTTCTTTCTAAGTATGGCTACCTTTCTATCGAAATGCAGACCGCAATGACAGTCGATGATGTTCCTACCGCAGAAGAACAGCGTGATTCTGAGTTTGCCGAGGCAAAGAACGTTATCACGGTCAATGCTGATACCGGCGAAGTTATGAATGCCAAAGAAGTACATGATGAGCAGCAACAGGCTCAAAAGTTTAGCTTGAGTTAAGTATGAAGCTGATAGTTGTCAATAGCAATAGTCTTGGCAATGCCTACGTACTGGAGGCAAGTAATGGTCAGCAGCTCTGTATAGAGGCAGGTCGTCCGTTGCAGGAAGTAAAGAAAGTTGCAAACCTCAAAACATCAAAATGCGTGGGAGTGATTATCAGTCACTCCCACGGCGATCATGCAAAAAATGCCAAAGACTTTCTGAGAGCAGGAATCGATGCTTACTCTACCGAAGAGTTATCCGAGAAATGCAAGGGAGTAAAAGGCATGATTAAAGAACAGACCTATCATCTAGGTGCTTTCAGTATCACCCCGATGAAGGTAGAACACGATGTTCCTTGCTTCTCTTTCCTTATTCATCATCCGGAAATGGGAACCATGATGTTCTTCACCGATTGCTACAATATGGAAAATGTAGTTCAAGGGTGCCGGTACTTTTTGGCAGAATGCAACTATGATGATTCTCTCCTAGAAAAAGCCGTAAACGAAGGCAAGACGATAGTCAGCCAAGCCGACCGCATCCGTCTTTCCCACATGAGTCTGGCTCACTCTATCGAGTATCTCAACGAATGCAAGGCAGCCAATACCGCCAAGCGCATCGTCCTCATTCATGGTTCAGCACGCCATCTTAACCCCGATGTTGCCGTAAACAAATTCCAGCAGGTCCTCGATGTTCCAACCGACTATGCTTGCAAGGGTTTAGTAATCAATCTAATGTAATTATAATAATATGAGTGTATACAATCCTAATGATCCTCGCGACTATCTGAGAATCGTGAAGGAAGTTCAGAAAGCCAAAGAATGTGGGTATAATATCGAACTTAAGAAGTTCCACCCCATTCAGACCGACAAGCAGTCTTGTTATCTTCACTTCATGATTAGCTATCTCGCCCTAAAACTTGGGCAGACCTTCTACGAAACGCTTCGTGATATTCAGCGCAACGTTTGCAGCTACATCTTCTATACCGATGAGGTAGACAAGACAGGTAACCGCAAATACAAGCCTCTCACTTCCCTCAACACCGCAGAGGCTAGTAGCGTTATCCGAAACGTGATAGATTACGCAAATGTCCGCAGCATCATGATTCCGGAACCCGACGACCAAGTTGGTTTGCAATATTGCAAGCGAGAACTCGAGAACTCGGGTGCCGGTTGGGTATAAATCATCAAAATCATATAGCTTATGAAAACGTTAAAGGAAATCCATTCGGAGGCAAATAAATATTCGGAAAGCGAACCTCTTCAAGATGCTTTTGTAGCCGGTGCAAGATGGGCGCTTACGGGTAAGTATTACAAGCCTTCTGAGTTGTTCAACAATAATGCCGAAGTGGAGACGGTAGACTTGGAGGTTGAAGAAGAGCAAAAACAGATGTTGGTCTTCGAACCGCCTTTTGAGGAATGGTGGAATGCTTACAATAAAAAACGAGGCCGCAAGAAGGCAGAGGCTAAGTGGAAGAAGTTAAGCCTTAACGATAAGGTAGCTTGTATGAAAGCTACTCCTATTTACGTAGCATCCACGCCCGACCCTGTATACAGAAAAGACCCACTCACTTATCTTAATGGCGAGTGCTGGAATGACGAAATCATCCAAAAGCAAGATTATGAACAACAACGAGCTATCAATCTCACAGCAAAGGCCGCAAGAATCCTTGGTTCCGATTATCAAAGATAAGCCGAACTATGTCCGACCAGCTTCCTTTACGAGTGCTATATGTAAAAGTACAACCACCTTGCTTAGCGTACAGAAGCAAGGTGGCTTGCGCTCACTTGTCGGATGGGTAAAGGGCAGGCTGATAGAACTATTTACTTTTCTTGGAGTCTTCGATATAGTCACGGAGTTTCAGGTACAGATGCTTGCAACGAGATTATGTACCAAGTACTATTATTGGACTACAACTGAACTCGACTACGCCTTTATTCGAATAATGGAAGGCAAGTATGGAAAGTTATACCAGTATAAGCATGAATATGAAGACAAGTCTACTGCCACTACCATCAATCCACAAGATTTAATGGTAGCACTTGATTCATACGAAAAAGAACTTCTGCTTGAGCGTGGAAGGGTAGAGGACGAGCGCAGAAAAGAAGAAGAGCGACTGAAAGCGATAGAGGATGCAAAGAAACCTCATGGCATAGAGGCATGGAGAAACTACTGCAAGTCGAAGGGTTTAGACCCCGATACGCATACATTGCCATCGGTCAGCCTACATGATGTCAATAAGGAACTGAACATCCAAAATCCTGGAAGAATGGACGAATTAAGATAAACAATTAAACAAAATGAAAGTTATGAATACAATTCAAATAGATGTTATCATCGTGCTAGCTATCCTGTTGTTGGTAGCTATAGCAATCATCGTTGCAGACCGAATCAAATACCGCAAGTACTATTCTAGTAAAGGTAAGATGGTGGTCCTTCGCATCAACAATCCAGATGTACGGGACCGCCTCAACTCAGAGGGCCTATCTCTCTGCCAGTGTGCTTACTACAACACCCACAAGTATCTCTACACCATCGAAGGTGATCATATCTGTGGTTTTACCGAAGAATGCACCCATCTGATAGAAGATGCAATCAAAAACCATCAAGAGGTAATTGATTGTGATATTGATGTCAGTAAGTTCGTGAATGAGGTCAAGAAGTTACAACAGGAGTATGAAACTAAAGAGGAGGAATAAGTATGATAGACACAAAGGTTTTAGAAAAGATAGCACAACTTGATGATGCAACAATATTACGACGTTTGCCAGATAATGAAAGATCCTTCTTTGAGTATGGCTTCCAGCGTGGGTATAATCGGGCTTTGAAGGATTTTTGGCATCAAAAAGACGAAGAGCCAGAGGGATATGATGAATGGATATTGCTAGGCTATAATGTAGGTAACTATTATTCATTAGCACAAGTAAAAGACTTCAAGTCTTGGAACGGATTTGTTGAGAAAATGCCTATAGACGGGTGGCTCTATATTGATGATTTATTACCGAAGGAAGGAGGTGAGAAATGAAAGATATAGAAGCAGGAAACAGAATTATTATTGAATGTATAGAAACAAACATAGATAAACCTTATTGTTGTGATATGTGTTTTTTCTATCACATGTTACCACACTGCCCTTATAGATGTAGTGTGGCAATTCGTAAAGACAGCAAGAATGTAATCTTTAAAGAAGTAAAGGAGTAAAGCGTATGAATGGATTGTTATCAATGATTGGAATGCAAACTGAATTAGATTATCTAATGGGTGACTTCGCTGCGTGTTTTGGAGGTACACCATTAGCTATTCCGAAAGGAAATATTCCGTCTGACAAGCAGAAGTGTCAGCCAAAGGCGCAACATGAATTTACAATCAAGGGTGTTAAGATTATGGCAGCTTCAAAGAAAGATGCCATCAAAAAGTTTAATCATCGTAAAAAGTAAAGCGTATGAAACATAAGTTGAAAATGATATGGAGAATCCTCCGTGACAGACAGGTTGTAGTAATAACCGAAAGTTACGGAAGAATGTATTATGATTGGGACACAAGAAGTCTTGAAGATGTTTGCCAAATGTGTCACAAAGTATACGATCTGGCTTATATGATGGATAATAAAAAGTAAAATGTACATATGCCAAGAGAAGATATTAGAGGAATCTGTCACAGACCGTGTATCTACAATGATGAAGGTAAGTGTGATATGTGGGACGAAATTTCTGTTCCTGATGAATCAGAAAAGTGTGATAATCAAATAGATGTTTAACTCCTTCGGTCTAGGAATTAATCACAAAATGGAGGTGTAGGTTATGTTATATGCTTTAAGATTTTTCGACACAGAGAGGTCTCTTTGGTATTTAGATTGTGTACATCGAAGTAAGTCGTTCTTGAAAAGACGTGAAAAGAAGTTTTTAAAACAAGGAATAAAAACGATGATTTCGAAATGGTATGGATTTTAGTAACGCCTTCTGGCATAAAAGATAGAATATGACAGTAGAAGAATTAATTAACGAATTATCAAAGATTGAGGATAAGACTATGGAAGTCTGCTTCCTATATTCTCATGGTACACAAGAAAACGGACAACCTCTAAAGATTGACGAGGTATCAGTATATGATGATTGTGTTATACTTTATGATTAACCATCCGCAAGGATATAAATAGATAGAATATGAGTGAAAAAGTTATCACCTCGTACAAGGCTTTCGACAAGAATATGCAATGCCGTGGATTCCAGTACGAAGTTGGAAAAGAGTATGAAATGGACGGAGAAATCAAGTGTTGTAACCGAGGTTTCCACGCTTGCAAGTCTCCAATTGAAGTGTGGGACTACTACGATATGCTTAACTCTCGCTATGCAGAGGTAGAACAGTCTGGTAAGATTGAGAAAGAAGAAAATTCGACAAAGGTATGCTCTTCGCACATTAAGATTAAGGCTGAATTGAAGCTGGCTGACATCATAAATATCGGAGTCGAGTGGCTGAAAGATATAACATCACCATCTAAAGTTAAGGCAGATGGTGTATTAAACGACAACGGAGATAGAAGAAAACAGATTGGCTCATCGGGCGACTATGCTAAGATTGGCTCATCGGGCGACTATGCTCAGATTGGCTCATCGGGCTACTCTGCTAAGATTGGCTCATCGGGCGACTATGCTCAGATTGGCTCATCGGGCGACTCTGCTAAGATTGGCTCATCGGGCGACTATGCTAAGATTGGCTCATCGGGCGACTATGCTCAGATTGGCTCATCGGGCTACTATGCTAAGATTGGCTCATCGGGCGACTATGCTCAGATTGGCTCATCGGGCGACTCTGCTCAGATTGGCTCATCGGGCTACTCTGCTAAGATTGGCTCATCGGGCGACTATGCTCAGATTGGCTCATCGGGCGACTATGCTCAGATTGGCTCATCGGGCGACTCTGCTAAGATTGGCTCATCGGGCGACTATGCTCAGATTGGCTCATCGGGCGACTCTGCTCAGATTGGCTCATCGGGCTACTCTGCTAAGATTGGCTCATCGGGCTACTCTGCTCAGATTGGCTCATCGGGCGACTCTGCTAAGATTGGCTCATCGGGCGACTCTGCTAAGATTGATAGCACTGGAGAAGATTCCGTTATCATGTGTGCTGGCAATAGTTCCAGAGCAAAAGCAAAGGTAGGCTCATGGATAACGCTGGCAGAATGGAAATGGAGCGATGAAAAGAAACGTGATGTTCCAGTATGTGTTAAGACTGAGTACGTTGATGGAGAGAATATCAAGGCTGATACTTGGTATCAACTTAAAAACAGAAAGTTTGTTGAAGTAACTGAGTAACTAACCACCCTCTCCTGTAAAAGGGAGAGGGTAAAAAGAAGAGGATATGAAAACAAAATTACATATGATAATTAAAATTTTAACCCGAAAGAAAGTTGTACTCTTGACCGAAGAATGTAAGGGAATACACCAAATGACTTTCGCAGGGTGTGAAAGTGATAGAAGCTAACAGGATTAAGAATCTGAAATATAATGACGCATAAGGAGGATAAGCAATGGACAAAGAAAAAATAAAATCAGCTATTGAAAAGACTATTCGTTATATGAATGGTAACTATTATTCAAAATTTGAAGAAAAAATGATTGTTGGTTACTTGGAAGGAGCACTTAAAGAGTTGGAGGATTGATATGACAATAGAAAAACTTATAGAAAAGGCTAGAGAGTTTGAGAAAAAGAACGAAAGAATCACTTGGAAGCCAAATGATTTTCCTGAGGATATGAGCGAGAGTAGTACTCTTGATGAGCTTATATCAGAAGGAGATAATATGTATGATGCTTTGAAAGAAGCTGTTGAGCTAATAAGTGATTTGGTTGATGAATTGGAATATAAAATAGCAGTGGAGGATTGATTATGGACAGAAATCAAGCAAAAGAATTTTTTCCTATCATGCAAGCTTTTGCAGAAGGAAGAGTGATTGAGTGTAGGACAAAGCAGAGTGCCGTAGAAGGCTCAGATATTCCGAATGATTGGACGGAAATGACAGAGATTGAGTTTTGGAATAATACAGAGTACCGAATTAAGTCAGAACCAAAGTTCCGCCCATTCAATGATGCAGAAGAGTGCTGGGCTGAAATGCAAAAGCACCAGCCGTTTGGGTGGTTGAAGTCAACCTTGTTCAAAGATTTGGCTTTAGTTCAGAGAGTAACCATCATGTATGTGGAAATTAACAGAGACATCATTGATTACAAAGATACATTAGAGAAGTTCACCTTTGCCGATTGCACTCCATTTGGCGTAAAAGTGGAGGAATAGTTATGTTTGGATTTTATGTTATACTTACCATAGCTGTTCTATTTATAGCTTTTATGGGTGGAGTTATCGGATATTTAATTGGTAAATATTGGAAGAGATAAATATGAGCATGCAAATATGTAAGGAAGCCTATCAAGAATTGATAGACGGAGATATAGAATGGCTTCTTAGACAGCCTAGAGACCTCGAAAGAGATCATATAGAGGCAGTGCTAAGAAAGAGTGTTGAACTTTTATACGGGAAGGAAGAATAGCTTATGTATAGACCGATTACAATGTATCAGATTGTTTGCGATAGATGCGGAGAAGTATTTGGTGGTACAGATACTTGCTCTGCACTATTCAGTAACAAAGAAGTTGATATTGGTGACTACTCTGATTGGGAAATGATAGATGGTAAGCATTATTGTCCCGATTGCTACGAGGTGGAGGTCATTGATGGAGTGTATAATGTTAAAGCAAAATAGATATGAAGATAGAAAGTATCAAATTCAAGGCAAAGCGTCTTGATGGTAAAGGATGGGCAATCGGAGATTTGCTGCATTCTTACGAGAATGGTGCTATCATAGTTCCCATAGAAGGTGGCGGTGCATTTTCTGTTGACCATTCAACAGTCTGCCAGTTCACAGGACTGAAAGATTGTGAGGGAAAGGAGATTTGGGAAGGTGATATTCTCGAAGGAGAATCTAAATCTGAAGTCGTTTACACTAAAGGCACTTTTACAATTTCCTTTATTGGTTACAATAAAAGAGTGTTTTCTTATCCTTTATGTTATTACATAAAAGAAGACGGAACGGTTGATGGTAAAGTTGTTGGCAATAAATTCGATAAGGAGAAGTAGCGTATGAAGAAACAAATAATCTTAGACGAACAAGATATTAAATGGTTTCACGAGGATGCAGAGCATCTACGTTGGCTATATAACAGAATGGTGTGTAAGCATGGTGAAAGCGTAAGCTTTGATTATATGCACCGCTTTATTAAAATATTTAATAAGTTAGAACAATTATAGATTATGAAGATTAGATTAGCAAAGAAAATTTTGAAAATAATGAGAAGAAGTACCGATTCACGTTACTTCGATTCAGAACATTCAGTTAAGGAAGATAGTAGGTTCTTTCCTAGATTGAAGTATTTCTATAAGAAAGCGACTATCAGATGGAATAAGGCAAATTGGCCGAGTGCTAACGAAAGCTTGTTTCGTGCAATTTTGAGAAATTCAAAGGAGTGTAGTCGTTGTAAGCATTATAAAGGTAATGAGTTTATCGGCAGATGTACCAAGCTGCATAATGATGTTGAAAGCAGCGACTGGTGTAGTGGAACGTTTTTTATTAAAAATAAATAGCGTATGAAAATAAAATTATTCAAGAAGATAAAGCACTTTGTGCCGAAAGCATTAGAGACTATTGCGATAGCTTTTATCATTATTCTCTCGTTAGATATTCTTTGTCTTATTTTTGATGGATGGCACCTTAATGAAGTAATGTGCAAAACGACTTGTGATTTACATGATAAGGGGTTTGCCTTTTTTATTACATTGATTATTGTGCCTTTTATTGTAGATTGGTTTATTAAATACAAATATAAAAAACAAGCCATTATGGATAAAACAGATTTACATTCATCATTACTCTTCCTAATGCTTAAACTGGAAGAGGCAAAGAGCAACCCAATGCAAGACAAGAACTTTGTTGAAGCATTGACGGAAGTGCTCAGATATTTCCGTGATAACGGAGAGTTAAAGAAAGCCTATGAGCTTCAAAAGGATTCATTGGCAGATATGGCTAATAGCCCTTGGGCGAAACTGGTAATTGTCATGCTTACCTCAAAAATGCAAGAAGACAAAGTTGATGCTGAGTTACCAGACATTGATGCCATAATAAAGGAGAGTTCTTCTGATGAGTTCATCGAAAAGAAAATCAAGGATATTCTTGGCGATTAACCCACAATCCCCACCCAGCTATCACAGCCGAGCGGGGATTTCTTTTTGCAATGAAACAATCTACTTAAAACCTAATTAATAAACTAACTAAAAATAAAAAAGTAAAATCTATACCAATCTATCTACATATTTATCTAAATCTTTTTCGTACCAAACTAGCTCGGTCCATCCTTTCCGCTTTTTACCCTTTGGCAGCCTGCCTTCTTTCACAAGGCGGTCAAAGGTAGCCCTAGAAACATGAACATAGCCGCATGCCTCAGCCTTGCTGATAGGCTCGTCTTTGTTGGCGATTTCGTGTAAGAACTTCAACATCATTTTGGATTGAGCCTCGCTAGTTAAACATCGACCGTCTTGAATTCTTTGATGCAGCTCTAGCAAAATAACATCTATTGCTTCTAAAGTTTTATTCATAGCTACAAATATTTAAAACTCCAACCATCGTATTCTTTTCCTTTTTTGATACGTAGCGACATGGCTTCTTTGGTAATGTGGAACTCATTAGCGCAATCTACCATCTTTTGATATACCGTTTTAAGATTTCCGTGGTAGTACGAAGCTACGCTTTTCTCTTTTTTGAACACAACGCCTTCTGGAATATCTATCTTTAAACTGTCACCAACTTCATCTGCGAATTTCCAAAGAAATCCTCTAGAACTAAGTGTTCTTCCTGAAGCACAGCTCGATATTTGCGAAACACCGCATTTCATCAACTCGGCTGCTTCACAGGCAGAATTAAATTCTCGTATAAACTTTCCGTTATTATCATATTGTCTTATCTTGCGCCTTTTCCTCTTAGTAGATTTACAACCTTCTTTCATGTGCTCAATAGAAATAGGGTTGTTTATATTCTCTTTTTGGGTACACCATCTTAGATTTTCCACACGGTTGTCATTTCTGATTGTATTTATGTGATCAATATATGGTTTCCCTTCTGGGTTGGGGAGAAATGCGTGTGCGACAAGTCTATGTGCAAGCATACGCTTAGGCGTACGATCTTTATATAGAGTATAACATACATACCCTTGATGGTTTATCATAGGTTTTAAATAACCAACCTTGCCGCTTTTACCCAAGAATGAATTACTGATAACATTTCCCATATTGCTGACAAGGTATCTTCCGTTGTACCCTTCAACTTCTTTCCAAATTTCAATCTTCGCCATAAGCTAGCACTTTTTGTTTCTGTACCAGAGAGTAAACCCAATCGCGCAAGCCGCCAGTATGAACAGAAAGGCGATATAGCATCTGCCCAGCGACATCAGCCTTTGTTCGTTCTTCGTCAGTTGTCGCTCTATAGGATAAGGCACGGCAACAGAATCCCTCTTAATGATCGTGTCCGTCTTCACCTTATATATATTATGATACCGGTCCCGATAAACCACCTTATTATGGAAAACCGTATCACCCTTCTGAAAAACATACACCGAATCCTTCATATAGATACTATCCAACTTAGCAAAAGTATCAGTTCTGCATACGTATTCTGTTCTAACAGAAGGAACCTTGATATACTCCTTCGTCTTGCATCCTGTAAACGCCAATAGGATACCCCCAATCACAAGCCCGATGCAAGCCCATTTCCAAAACCTTATGTCATACCATTTCATAAGCTATATCTCTTTGTATTCAACTTTAGCATCAAAGCAAGGGCACTCCTTGATTCTCTCCCAAGGATCCACTACGCCGTTATGGTTCCTGTCGGGCGAAATATCCCTGTGCCCTAAGATTTCAGCATACGGATATTTCTTCTTCAGCTGAGTGAGCAGAGTGATAAGTGATTTCTTCTGCTCTTCAGTTCTGTTGTCTACCGCCTTTCCCTTCTTGTTGATGCCGCCAACGTAAGCCACATTGATAGCCGTAGCATTATATCCCTTCACACCATTACTAACCATTTCTACCGGCAGCATCTGGTGAATCCCACCATCTGCAGTAATCACGTAATGATACCCTGGGTTATTCCAGCCTTTGCGCTTAAACTCATCCCAAAGTTCCTTCACGCCCCATTTCTGAGAAGAGGCAGTGCAATGAACAAAAATTCTCTTAATCAGTCTCATTTCTTCTCCTCCTTTCCCTGCTCCTTCATAATCTCAGCAAAAGCCCTAGCCAAGTCTTCTTTGTTCTCCAGAAGAATGCTTACCGTCTTCTCCTGCTTCCGTATCTCAGCCTTCTGCCAGCTCTTCTCTCTTACGCTTACAAATTCACAGAACACGCAATAGCCTGCCCATATCATAGAGAAGACAGGGAAGGGGAGAACCGTACAGGCTATCAGGTCTATGCAGACCGTCACCATGAAGGGAGAGAAGTATTTCCTCGCCTTGTCGCAAGTCTTCTTGAATCCTGTACTTGTCGTGGCCAGTCCGTTCTCCTTCGCTTTCTTGATGCCAAAGAACAGGTCCACGCCCATAGAAATGATAAGAGCACCCATGCAGATGGCAATAACCAATGCCGATCTGTACAGGTGCTCTTGTAAAAATGTATGTACTATCTCTGCCATATATCATTATTTTTGATTAATGGCTACAAAGATAAAAGGCTTTTCAATAGCTTTTGCCGTGTTCCAACTTAGCTGTTCATGTACCACCAGATTTTATCTGTAGGGTGGTTTGTCGATTCATCACAGAGGAAACTGATAGCCAGTTCCGAGATCCTTTTTCTTGTGGTGTCTTTGTTCTTCGACCATTTGCCCACCACGTCTATATGGTCAGCATACATCTTATTCATCGTTACCGCAAAATCCCAGAAGTTGTAGTCCGGTATGTTCCAAGATAGCCGGTCATAATCATCCTTCAACTCATCAAACCCGAAGTAAGGCGCATACTTTTTATGAACATCATCATCAAAATAATAGATGTTGGCGATGCAGGCTCTGCCCAGTTGCTCGTCAAAGTGATGCTTCCTTTCCATCCAGTAAAGCAGATTTCTCTGCACAATCCTCTCTTCTTCCTCTGTAAACCCGCACTCATCGTTTCTTAGCATCCCGAAGGCAGATTCTGCTATTCGATAGAGCGATTTTGATAAATCCATAAGCGTAAAGCATTAAAGTGAATATGATAAACACATGGTGCATCTCCAACTGCTCGGGAGTGATGAGCCAGTGCTGATAATACAATCTGATTGCGTTGATACCGAAAAAATAGAAGAACGGAATACGGAAAATCCAGCAGTATCTGAAGAAGAAACTTACCGGTATCATGGTCAGTGGCATATAAATGTATGCCAGTACATAAATCCAGATGATGCAGTTCCCGTTGAAATCGGTATCTAATATTGTTGGTCTAGGGATAATGTCCATAGTCCCATACGGCGTACCAGTGACCTAGCATCAATGGGATGGGTGCCCACTTTGATAGAAGTTCATAGAACCTCCAAATCTTCCTACTCAATAAGCCTTCCATAACTAAGGCTTCCTCCTCTTCCGAGAGAGGCGATTCCTGTTTTGTTCTCATTTTTGTTACGAATTTATGGTTTAATTTCACTTTTTACTAACAGTTCTTAGTATATATATGTTATTTCGTTGCAAAATTAAACTTTTTCTTTCGTAACACCATGAAAACCAGTCTAATATTAAACTTATTTAAATCTTTATGCTCTTATTTGGTCATATTCTAAATAATATGTATATTTGCAGCATCTTAATGCAGCATTTATATGGCAAGAGCAAATTACGAATTGATTGACAGACAGAGAGATGATCTGATGAAGGCGTATCGGGAGATAGCTCCTAATTGCCATTCTCAACAGGAGGCTTGGGAAAAGGTGGTTCATTCTCCTGCACCCAGATACTATGTTTCTCCCAAAAGAGCTTGGGATATACTCCGCAGAATGGCAGTCGGCGATTTCTCAAAGGTGGATAGTATGAAACCGATTCGTCAGAAGTTGTACTATACGCTGTTCAATAGGATGAACGAAATGACGCAGCGAAAGGAGTTCGTGGGCAAATCTTTATGGTTTATCTGCCAGTTCCTTGTTTCTGAGCCTGCACCAGAGTTCTTTATCCAGCCAAGTAATCTCAAATTCATTTTCGCTTACTATAAGAAGTATGGAAAAAATTACAGAGAAATGGACCTTCGTAAGAAGAAACTTTCGAACAAAGCTGGTGCTTAGCATCATCTGCCTCGTTCTGTGTACTTGGCACGTCGGTTTCTATCCCGGTTGCCCTTGGCAGAATCATATCCTGTATAGCTTCTTCCATGTCAACGGCTTTCATCTTGCCGTAAACCTTCTGGTGCTTTGGCAGATAAAGAACGATATGAAACCAGTCACTTCTCTGGCTGTTGCCTCTGTCGCTAGTCTGCTGCCCATGTATGTTAGTCAGCCTACAATGGGGCTTTCCGGTTTCCTCTTCTCTTCCTTCGGTTTGATGTGGGGTAGGACAGGACGATGGAAAGAGGCATTAAAGAAAGCGATGCCGTTCATTATTTGCACCATGGCCGTGCCGAATGTCAACGGACTTCTCCATCTTTACTGCTTCGTATTAGGCTACATCGTAGCATATTGCGTAAATAATATCAAAAACAGATAACACACATATAAAGAGAATCATGTTTTCGAAATGTTTTTCATAACTCATTTTAAAGGCGACCACTCGTGATGAGCAGCCGCCTTTTTCATGTTATCATAAATTAGCGCGTATGAAAGAATTATCTCATTTTGTCTTCTCGTCTGCTTTGTACCTCTACTATACTTCCAGCAAAGGAATCAGCAGCCTTAAAGTTCTGCAGCGTATACTTAAAAGTAAAGTACTTCCAAGGCTTACCTGCCAAGCTTGGCAGCTTGCACCAGTGCTTGCAGTCGTTGCTTCCGTATATCTCCAGCCCAATCGTACCTTCGTCCGAATCAAACAGATGCTTCACCGCTCTCAGCGATTTCAACGTCATGCTGCCGCCCAGCTTCAAAGGTCTGGTAGTAAATGATCCGCTATAGCTTTCCGTATCTTCGTTGATGTTCGGCTTTGCCGTGAGTGAATAAACATTTCCGTTAGTATCTTGTATCAGATTATCCGGATAATCATTCACTACCGCCTGTGCCTCTATTTCGCTATTCACCATTGAGAAGGTCTTATCCACCATATTATATATGTATTGGTATGATTTCCCCTTGCTGAATATTCTCAATATGGAGTCTCTGTAATCGTAGGCGATAAGGCATTCTTTCAGGAAATCCAGGAACTTGCCTTCCCCGAAGGTTGCAAAGTTTCTCGGCGCTCTTCCCCTCATCTGCTCGCTCATACAGGCTACGCTTCCACCGCTTGCCGCCATCAGTCCTTTCTTTGAAGCAAAGAACACAAGCCTGTCCGTCGGCACCAGTGGCGAATCCTCATTACATACCTCTCTTGATATTGGATAGGCTCTGCTATAGAGTCCTTCTGAGTTAACCGACAAGCCGTAGATACCTTCGTCCGTAAATACCATCAATGGATATTGACCAAACTGACCTTGGCTAACCGCCTCTGTATTGGCAATAATTCCAAGTATCTTACCTGTTCCAACCGTATTATCTCCAGATGCCTCAAATACAAATGGGTTGTTGACTACTGATGTAAAAATCTGAGAGTTCAAATTTTCTTTATCGTTTACGCTTGTTACAATCTTTTGCAATTCGCTTTCACTGATTTCCGCAAATTCCTGTGGCTTATTTGGTGGAAGTACAGGAAATGTATAAGCGCCATTTAATCTAGGGTGTTCCTTTATACTAACTCTGATATATTTGCCTCCAGAGCTAAAAATAACCTCCGTAGCATTCGGATCTGGGTAAAACAGCCATCCTTGCAGAAAATCTTCATCGGCAGTAACACTTCTTACAGCCCATGTATCGCATTTATCTGAAACGATGTGTGTAAACATAAGAAATCCGTCATCCTTAGAAGACCCGTCTTTTCCTACAAATTTGGCGAAACCAGCAAAAGGAGTTCGTGTTGCTCCAATAAGATTCAGTCTGCCATTATAATTGTATATAGATTCGGCACTCAAAGATGCCCATCCGTAGTAATCGTCCACTTTCAGCTGCTCTTGCTCTTGAAGATTTTCCAAGGTTCCATCAGCGATAAATGCCGTTTCTCCACCCTGACCGGTAACGGTATAATGAAATTTGTTCCCACCCAAATAGCCTCCAGCTATTGGCACGGTGAATAATTTGTAAAAAACTGTTTTTGAGAGTAATTCGGATATTATCTGTTGATTACTCTTGTATTTTGGTAAAAGTTCGTCATGTACCGCTCTGGTATATGAGGTGTATGTACCCGTAAAGCCACCCACGTCGTAATTAAATAGCTTTTCATCGTAAGTTTTATAGCCGAAATTAGCATAAGCATATTTCTTGTGCAATCCATTCGGACTTTCAAAATGCCAACCTTTATCTATATAGAATGGAACTACTTGGTCTGACGCAAAAACTACAATCTCCTTGATGATGTCGCTCCAGTCACTGGATATTGATTCAAACCTGAATAGCAATTCTCTATATTCTATAAAGTAGAACATGTCTCCTAAACCCATCTGATGTAAATCCATATAGGAGTTGTGTGTACTATCAAATACAGCACCACTAAACATGCAGTTTTTATTTACTGTAGGGTAGCAGACTATTGGCGTGGTTATTCTGCAGTATGAACCATCAAACATGCGGAAAGCGCATCTTAGAAAGAATGGAAAAGCAAACATATTCTTGCTCTTTGCCCAGTTTATCGCTTGCGCTACATGTCCTTGGATGGTTTCTTGAAACTCTTTTTCATATCTAGAGTCTGGCGCCCCGTCCTTAACGCTGAATGTAGTATACGATCTGGTTTCGCTACCATCGGGTTTTACTCCTCCTGCCTGAATAAATGTATGATTTAATGGGTTAAAGTAACTCTCTCCTTTACCACCATTCGATTCTACAGCATTCTCGGCATTACATAATGTTCTTCCGCTTTCTTCTTGGGTGTAGTTTTGTATCGGTCGCTCAAAAGTAAAATCGTAATCTAAACGAGGTAAATCTTTACCCAGATTCTTGTATTTGTTTCCTTTGAAAAGCAAATAGTGAAGCCCTTCGCTGGTTGCACAAACCAAAGTATTGCCAATACTTTTTACATCATAAACGGTTCCTACATTGAAACTTTTCGTTACTCCATCGGGTGGGCTTACGATATTTCTACTATCATCTTTGGTATACCAGTATATATTTCCTGCACCATCATATGCAATGATATTCTCATAGTCTGCCATCTTGTGAACGTACATTATCTTATAAGGAACGTTGCCAATACTCACCCCCTTCTGCACCGCCTTCATTTCTCCATCCTTAAAGATAAATCCGTCACTCTCCAGCAGTTCTGAATCATCTGAAAGCAAGTCGCTAGGCACATTCGTCATGCCCTTGCTAAAGCTCAAAGTTTGTCTTTCTAAGTTTCTTTCCATAATAATTCAACATTTAACATTCAACATTCCCCCTAAATTTTAGCCGCCGTATGAACACCATCGCCACCACGGCTTCTTCTTTCTGCTTTCTTCCAGCTAGGCTTCTCCATGTCCGTAAGACTCACAAAGAGACCGATGCCGGTACTCATTACCACATCATCATGGTTTCCGTTACCAACGATGTTACCCAAGCTGCCATCATCATGTCGCTCATAGATGCGCAACTCATGATACATTTCCTTGTCTGGCTCCTCATACAGGTTATCATCAATAAACTCTTCCAAGTTATCAATAACCTGCTGCTTCGTCAGCTTGTTGGTTTGGAAACCATACTTCGCCAGTACGTTGTCTTCCACATTCTCCGAACTGCTCGTTCTCTGATACAGATTATCGTAGTAGTCGGCTATCTCCTGCAGAATAGTCAGGAAGTGATCACCCTCCGTGTTGTTGTTCTTCTCTCGGTCGGCAGTATTACTCTCTATCACCAGCAGCGCATCATCATAATAATGGGCTAGGGCAGCAGCCATCCATGCCAGCTTATCATGTCTCACATGTCCTCTGTATCTCGCTACCACCTTTGGCTTGCCCTTCACGGTAGGAATCATACCGAATCGGTCTATCACGGTCATAACGGTATAGTCCGATGTCGTACTCTTACCGCCAATATCCACGCTCACCAAATATCTGTTCTCCACTTGCAGACAGTTTGGCACAGCCCAAATCTTCAAGTCTCCCTCTCCGTCGTCTCTCAGCTTCACCTTCGAGTTCGGAATGGTGTTGTCATCCTTCACGCTGATGTTCACCACGATGTCGGCAGTAAACTTAGGGTCTTGCTTATACATAGCCTGCATGTCGTCTATAGAATAAGGATTGAATACAAGCCTACCAGAGTTTCTGAACGCATCTTCCTCATCAATAGGAGCCTCGGTAGCACATGCCGCATGGGTGGTAAACTTGTTTCTGTAGTTTCTGTACCATTCTATCGCCTCAAAGCAAGCACCCTTCTGCCACATTCGCCAGAAGAACTTTCCTGTCTCACGATAACCCTTCGGGCAGGTACTTCGGTCTCTGTTCTGCAAAAGCCACTTGGCAAATGCTCTTCTGTTCTCTACAGGAGTCATATCCTTCTCAATAAAGAAACAAGGAATAAAGAGGAACGAATAAGCATCATTATTCTTTGGGTCCATTGCCAACTGGCACTTGTCGTAGAAGAAACCTGAATTACCCCTACCGGTACTCTCGAATATCTCCACGTTGTCTTCCAATGGGTCGATACCACCGGATATAGAAGAAATCACACCCTCAGGATCATGCTCTGGTGTCTTCTTCCAGTAGGCTACCTCCGAATAATGGGCGCAGTGGAAGTTGCTACCACGCACAGAATCGAAGTTCTCGAAGGATGCTACCGTCAGCGTGCTTCGTCTGATTGCCTTCACACCATCCGTTACCTGAAAATCGTCAGGAGAATTTTCGTATGGCGAGAACTGAAGTTTTGCGCCCTGATGCCCCACGGTCCACCCCGGCTGCCGCTCCAAAGCTTTTCGGTACATCGCCTTAATCTTCTTGGCGGTATTCTTCTGTTGGGCAAGCACAATAGCATTCCAACCATCGCGCCTGTAGTCCTGAATCCATTTGATGTAAAGCTGGGATAGGGTAGAGCCGCCCCACTGACGTGCCTTCAGAATAACCACGAACACCGGTTTGTGGGCATTCCGCAGGTCTTCCATAATCTTCAGTAGCTGTCTCTGAGGATAGTTCAGCTTGAAAGGAATCATCTTACCTGTCTTCTTATCCTCAATCTTATCGGTCACGTATAGGGCAAACTCGGGGTCTTCCATGAACCTCACTCTACAGATGGCAAAGGTAAGCATTTGGAAATGCTGGGCATCATCCTTCTGGTGTAGCACATAGTTGATGTAGTCTTTCAGACTGCCCATCTTTCTCAGACCTCTGAACAGAACAGATTTGGCGGTCTTCTTCGGAACCCACATCTTAGGAATGAAGAAATCGGATAGTTCTATCTTCACACGATGCTCAAAGTTATAGCAACCTTCGCCCGTCATAGGGTCGTAGGGACCATAAATCTCATCGTACCGCTTCTGATTTTCCGCTACGAGATTATCTATTTCCTGTTCAGTTACTAGAGCCATCCGTTAAATCGTTTAGTTCTTCGAAATCTGCATCCTGTATCTCGGGTGCTTTGCTTATATCCAGTACGTCTGCCTCGTCTTCGTCCTCTACGGTTGTCATACCGAGTGCCATGAGCTGCTTGAAGTCTGCATCTATTCCGTGGGTAACGCTTACTTCTGTCTGCTTTGGTATCATGTGCTTGGTAAGGTCTTTGTAGATGGTGACGTATGTCTTAGGATCATACTCTGCCAGTTGGTTCATACAATCCTCAAACTGCTCTTGGCTCCTTGCCAGCCAGTCACGTATATATTCCTTTTGGGCACTCTTTCTTGCAGGGAGAAGCTTCTTTACCTTCTCCTTCTTCTCCTTCTGTATCTCCCTTACAGACTTAAATCCATACATTTCAAAATCTTCCATACGCTCGCTTTTTTATTATCCGAAGGGTTTCAACGTGTGAATCATGCTGCCTGGCTTGGTAGAGTTGGCGCAGTCTATGATGTCTATCTCAAGTTCGTCCAGTTGGTTCAACTGGTCTATCGTCAGAGGATCCTTGCTCGTCAATGTGCGCATAAAGTATTCGTATAGCGCACCTGTCACGATATAGTCGTGTATCAGCTTGACGAGTGCATCATATTTGGTATCATCCCAATAGTCGGGAAATTTCAGCCATATCTCCTTCTCATCCCATTCTTTCAGGGCATTATCTCTTACCCTTCCTTGTGGTTTCATTACATAGGCAGACAGATTTGCTTCCACCTTATTAATATACTTGTCAAACCAACGGTAAAAGAGCGGACGTTCCTGATCGTTCTCGCTTGTCGGAATGTCTTCCCCTTGCGCGTCCTTCATGTTCCGTCTTGCTCGTCCTACCATGTTGGTGTTTGAATCTATGTCATACCAGAGTTGGGTGGCATAGATAAAGATGTGTTTATCCCAATAGCCGTGCCCTGCTCTTCGTGGCTTCGGCAAGAAAGGATTTGGCTCAGGCTTCCATCCTCTCTCTCGGATAAAATGTGTTGGGTGTAATTTATTAAACTCCGGATAGCTCATATCTTGATATTTTATATTCAATATTACAAAACTCCTTCTTCCTCAGTTACGATGGCATCGCAAGTAAACTCCAGTTTGTCGCTATGTCTTGACCATAGCTTCACCTTGCAGAAACCGGTATTTACCGGTACTAGAGTAAAGGCTCGCCTATCCCTGCATCGGTGTATCTCTATGATACTTGGGTCTTCGCTTCTTGCCTCTATATCATCAATCGCTCCATCATTGAGCGAGTAGGATAGGGTAACTTCCTCTCCCTTCTCTAGAGTTATCTCGCCTTCCACGCCCTCACCATTCACCTTTGCGGTCAGCTCGGTTGGATAAGGAACGGTAGGGACCATCGGACCACTCATCACGAAGCACTTTCTGATGGCTATCTCATCTGATGCAAGTGTAGCTTGGTATGGCTCCGCTTGTTTCAGATTCGTTGTTTTCAGCCACCACTGGTATATCATGTAGTCCTCCACGTATCTTGCTGACAGCCTTGCCAGTGCGTCGGTCAGCGTTCCGTTATAACGTCTTGATACTGATAGGGTGAACTCCACAATATCATCCGTTCTGCTTCCATAGTAGATGGCGTTGTCGCCAATAGTCTGAGGCGTTGGCACAAGATAGTCTACGAAGATGGTCTTCAATACTTCCAGGGCTGTATCGAAGTCGTGGGTCAGCGTTCTTTCGTGTACCTCATCATCACCGGCTGCCTCGTTAAAGCTTACTTTCGCTGCTTTTTCGTCTGCCGCAGTATCTATCTTTGCTTTCAGGTAGGTTGTCGACTTTACTGCCTCCATCACTACCGATTTGATAATTTGAAATTTTATGATCATAGCTTATCCTTTTTAGTCAATGATTATTTCGCCTGTCATGTCTGCCAGACTCTTGTTGCTGCTTGCCGGTGGGGTCTTGTGATAAATCAACTTGATGGCCGCTGCTATATGGTTCGCCATGTCCGCAGCATACTTCTGTGCCAGCTCTTCCTCGGTCATTCCCAATACCGCATTCGATACATAGGCTATCACATACCCCATGAAGTTGCCTTCAAATGGAACGGTAATACCGTCTTCTCCGTCTGCCCATCTGCTGTTTTTGAACTTAATCACCATCGCGTCTCCGTTCTTGTAATAGGTTACTTGTGGTGCCAGCTCTGCTACAAATGTTTCTGCCGCAGCGTTGATATACTGCTTCATGATACCTTTCTCTTCCGAAGATAGGGTGGTCTTGACAAACATCGTATCGCCGTTCTTATCTTTCAGGCGTTTTCCGATGAGAGCGAAGTGTTTGCTCACCTCACTCATCACCTTCTCCATTTCTATCGTTATCTGTACTTCCATACCTTATGCTGCTCTGTTATATCCTAATGCACTCTGTGCTTGTGCTACTGCATTCTGGTCTGCACCCTGCACAATTCCGTTCTCTACCTGACCACCGCCTTGCTGCATAGCCATTGCCTGTTGCTGCTGATACATCTGTTCAAGCTGAGCCTGCTGCTCCTGTACGCTGGCAAGCAACTTGTCTGCAAATGGTGCGTTGAGGTTCTGCAGATATTGTATGATATTGATACCGCCCATATCAAGAAGCTTGTCAAGCGTATCGTTCTGCATCGTGTTGAAGGCCGCCGTAGCTGCCGCATTCTTGATGCTGATCTTGAAGTGTATATCTCTTGCCGAAAGGCGGTCGTACTTGTAAACCGTATTGAAGTTCCGGTCGTAAACCCTTCTTCCGTCTTCGTAGTACTGCTGTATAGTCATGCACTTCTTGGTTGCCAGTTTCTCCGTAAACACGTCCATGTCGGCAAGGATGGTATACAGAGACGTGGTTGCATTCTGGCTTTCCTGTGCATATCTGGCTGCCGAAGTTCCTGCCGATGGGGTCTTACCCTGCAAAGCACCGCTCACGTTGGTAACCTCTCGAATCAGGTTCAGCTCTATCTGCAAGAGTTCATTCGTACCGATATTCACGGCATTCGATGTAATAATTTCTGGCTTCACATTCGGTGTCTTCACCGATGGCTTGTAGAATATCCATCCGTCATACTCTACCGCCTCTTCCATAAACTGCTCTGGTGTTCTGCCGTTAAGCACATTTGTAGGAATCATCTTGAATCCCTTGAAACTGCTTCTGATAGCCATGTCGTTCATCACAATCAGTCGGTTGATGTATCGCTGCTGGTCTATGATGTTGGCAAGGAATGGATGAATCTCTCCGTTGATATACGGATAGAGCTTCATCGTGAAAGGATGGCTCTTATAATCGTATGGTGTTTCGCCCTGGCAGAGGATTGTTCCGTCTGGCGCCATGTATGTATAATACCAGTACTTATCTGCAATCTCTTCGCTAGTGATGTACGCTCTATCTTCTTCCGCTATACCCATTTCGTCATACTGCTGCTTGCGCTTCATATTATCGTTGCGTAGCTTCTGTATCATCGCAGTATCATCCAAGTCTATACGGAAGTAAGCACCGGTTCCTGTAGTTGCAATCGGGTCAAAGCATTGCAGTCTTGGCTTGGTTTCCGTGGTCCACACCTCGATCACTCTAGAGTAATGTCTTCCCTTGTTGCTGTGGTCGAAACAGAGATTCTCCAACGCCTTCTCTTCGTTAAACTCATAGCCGTAGCTGTTATCGTCCAAAGGATAAATATCAAAGATGGCGTTCAGATCTTCTTCCGTAAGCCCATATTCCTTTTTGGCAAACTTCTGATACAAGTCTTCTCGGCTCACGTCATGCAGTACACCGATAAGACTCACGTCGTTGTGTCGTGGGTCGCTGCCGCATTCAAAAAACATGTGGTCGGGTTCCATCGCGTCTGTCCATGAGTCGGGCATTTCAAGTTCCTTCGCCTCCCAACTCTCCCTGACAAACATCTGACCGCCCATCAGATAGTCTTTAATAGCGTGGTTCAGCACATCTTGCATGTACGTTGTCTGCCAGTTGCATTGCATCGTGGCACTCATCATGTCGCTCAGTTGCCGGGAGTCGCTATCTCTTGCAAAGCAGACCGGTTCCGTTCCCTGCTTGGCATAAAGACCGGCAATAGATTCCAGAATGCTCACCATGATGTTGTTGCTCATAGGTGTCTGGTTGCGCTTCTCCATATAGGTGCGCTCTGTCATTTCCTCCCAGTAACCATGATGGTATACTCTGATGGTGTCGCTCCATTGGTCTCCCATACAGTAGCGCATCGTTCTCGCCCTCGTTTCTCGCACACCGCTCAGGTTATTCCAAGCATTTCTGCATCGGCTGAGTAACTCCTCGTCCTTGCCGTGTTCTTGTCTTCGCTTGCGAGCCTTAACCGAGTCATACTTGTTATGTTGAGGCATCACTTTGCTAAGTGTCAGTATTCTTGCCTTTACCATTTTCTTATACATTATTAATTATAGGCGCAAAAATAGGCAAAAACATGGCTTTCTTTGCCGTGTTCCAACCAACCATCAGGCGCAAGGTTGGAGCACGGCAAAACTTCTTCAAATTATTTGCATTTTTGCCGAAAAGTTTCAAACAGTATAGAGATATGACAAAAGAAGAATTAGCACAGATGAATGAGGAAGGTGGCACACAACAGACTCCACCTGCTGAGGCTGCTACAGATGAAACGTCTGTAGATGAGCGCCCTAATCGTACAGCTTTCTCCAAGCGCTTCTCTAATCGCCATTCTGACATCGACTTCGAAGACAAGGAAGCTCGTTATGCGGCAATGAATGATGATGCTGATTTGCTCGGACAGTACGAACAGAGCGGTAAGGCATTATCTAAAGTATTCGATAAGCACAAGTGGCTCGCTGCTCTGGCGATGGATATGGAGAAAAATCCGGACGACAATCCGTTCGATGCGATGGCTCGCTTGGGTATTGATGTAAAAACGTTGCTAGATGATCCTGAAGGCGGCAAGAAACTCGCTGAGCTTCTCGCCAAGCACAACGAGGACGTGGCCGAACAGAACGAGGCTACCGAGAAGGTTACTGCCAACATGCGCAAGTCGCTTGAACGCCTGATGAAGCTCTATCCCGATGATGCGCAGGATATGTGGTCCCAGATTTATGAGATTCACGACAAGGTCGAGAGTGGAGATATTTCAGATGATATTTGGAAGATGCTCCACAATGCCAACAACTATGATTCCGACATCAGTTCGGCACGCGACGAGGCGGCTATGCAAGCCCGAAATGAGAAGATTCAGAATAAGGTTCGCTCTTCCGCAAACGAGGGTATTCCTCCTTCACTTTCTAGTTCGGGTGCAGGAAACGCACCAGCTAAGAAGAAAACTAAGAAGAGAGCATCCAGCTTCTTTGATGATATTGGTTAACACAAGATTATTAATCCATAAATATAAGTATAAAATGAAGAAAGTAATTAATTATTTTTCTGATCGTCAGTTCATCTTTAAGATGATTCTGATGCTTCTTGCAGTTGCTACAGGCGGTGGTGCAATGGCTGTTGGTGATGATGTTGAACCTGACTTGAACGAGCCGGGTTCTAAGCCTGCAACAACCGAAGAGACAGCTGCCAATGAGCAGGTAGATAAGGATAAGAACGACATGCTTGCCCCTGGTGGTAAAACTGCTGGTCAGTCTTTGACTGGTACGCAGGCTTCTGCTACACAGATGGACCGAGGCGGTCTTGAAGAGGAAGACTGGGACACGGGTGAGACCAAGTTCCGCCCATATCATACACCTCTCCTTTCTATCGTCAAGAAGTTTACCACAACAGTTCCTTGTACTGGCTACAAGAAGAAGCACGCACGCTATGGTGGTGAGACCTTGGACGGTGAGGTTACACAGCCTATTGCTACTGGTGCTTCCATCAAGCTTACCAAGACCAACTTCTCAGGCTCTTTGAAGCCATTCTACGAGGGTTCTACTGCTATCGTTCCTACCGTAGCTGGTTACAAGCGTGGCTCTACTACAGTTCGTGAAGGTCGTTTGGTTCTCTTTGTTACCAGCGCCAATAAGTCAGGTACTGAGGTTACCTTGCAGGCTATCAATGGTAAGGCTAATGAGGAGGGTGCCGATTGCGAGTTCTTGGAAAACATGACTTGCCCGGATATTCCTGTTGGTACAGTTATTTTGGCAGCCTCTACAGCGCTCTCTGAATCTCAGATGAAGGTTCCTGCTGAGAACTACCAGCCACGTTCTGCTGATGTTTATCTCCAGAAGCGAGCATTCTCTATCGTCTTCACAGAGGACTTCGAGACCATGAAGAAGAAAATTCCTCATACCGTGAAGGATATGAAGGAAGATGCACTCAACAAGTACAAGATGCGTGCTGAGCGTTCTTATTGGATGGGTACCAAGGCTCGCATTCACTCTACTACCAATGACGGTGCTGATGAGTACACCTACTTCGCAGAGGGTATCTTGAATCAGCTGACTAACCAGTATGGCATCGGTGATGTTTACAAGTACGAGGATTTGACTGCTATCAGTATGTTGATGTTCACAGACTTCTCTGAGTCTGACCACATCTATATGTTCTGTGGCAAGAACGCAATCAAGCGTCTGATGAACATTGAGATTCCAAAGGGCCGCACAGAGGTTCTTTCTACCCACAAGGAAATCGACATTACCTTCTCTCGCTACGTTGATAACTACGGTACTATTGATTTCGTTTGGGATCAGACTCTTGACATGATGCACATGGAAGACTGCATGGTTGGTATGGACTTGAAGGGTGCTCGTCACTACGTGAAGGAGAAGGGCAAGGATAAGACCAATGACATGAGCAAGGATGGCTACGATCCACGTGAGGCTAAGCGATACATGCACATTGAGGCAGATTGTATTGCTCTTCGTGGCTACAACTCTATCTTGGTTGGTCCAGAGGCATTCATCACTAACCTTGGTGTTACTGGCATCGTGAACAGCATCATATCTCTGAAGACTCTCCCTGATACTGCTGCTAAGGGCATGAAGGTGGCTTTAACAGAGGATTACACCAAGGATGAGACAACCTACGAGAAGGGTAAGGTTTATGAGTACGATGGTACTAAGTGGAACTTGTATGCCGGCATGGACGTTGCTGCATAAGGCATCTTTTTCATCTTTAATATATAAAATCACGCAGAGGGGCAGGAGTTAATAGCCCTGTCCCTTTGTTATAAAAATACAAAATAATGATTAAGACATATAGATATAACGAGCTGTGTAATAATGTAAGCCTTACGATTTCCGGTGCTGGCGGTAATTCTATGCGCTACAACTTTACTCATGGCAACACTTACATGCGCAAATGCCCAGAGCTTACTCTTCGCAACAAATATGCGCAAGACCTTTTGGATAACCATGAATTGGTAAGGAGCGGAAAGGTTACTTGTATTCGTACAACTCTTGAAGAGTCGGATATTGTGCAGGAAGAGGCGCCTGTAAATGAGCCGGCAAAGAAGACTACAAAAAAGTCACAGAAAGAGGAGGTAACAGGCATCCGTACAGCGGAAGAAGTTATTGATTACATAAACAACCGTTTTGACAAGGATTGCAGAACCCTTGAAACTGCCATGAAGCATGCAGACAAGGCTGGTCTTGTTTTCCCTGATTACGGCAAGCAGTAATATATAATAAGGTGTAAATGAGTATAGAGGAAATCATAAAGGCGGTACGTTGGTGCATAGACGAGGAATCCAACAACACATCGGAAATCGCCGATGAGAAGGATGATTTGTATATGGACAACATCATCAAGTCGAAGATAAACGATGCGCTGCATTGGATAGCTATTACTGCTGCATCTTCGCCTGCCCTGTCCGATTCCAAGAGTATAGGCTCGACTTCCGACACAATTCAGGTGTCCGATTTTGATTCTAATCACAACATCGGTGTTATCACCATGCCTTCCAATATGGAGATTATTACCATCAACCGCATTCGTGGCGCTTCTTGGTATAAGGCAGTCACACCAGTAGAGGACACCGATGATGAAGCTCTTATGATGTACGACGATACCGCCAATGGTACCATTGATCGCCCACAGGCTGCCATCATGCGAGAGAATCCAATCAAGATCCTCATGCAGCCCAAGACTTCAACGGCGGTCATTACCTATGTTGGCGTACCTAAGTCTGTGAGCACAGACGCTTCCACAACAGATGTTTCCATTCCGGACAAACTAAAGAATGCCTTCATCTATTATATCGCCTTTCTGCTCCTCTCAGCCTACGATGATACCAAAGCTAGCCAGATGTACACCATCGCCCTGCAACAGCTAGGTGTAAATCAAACCTCAAAATAAAGACGATATGGAGAATGTAACAGCTACATACGATGCCAATGAACTTGCGTGGGTAACTCCAATCCTAACTCTTCGCCGTGATATTTTCCTAAGAATCACGCTAAGGGAAAAAGGAAAGGTGGTTATCCGTCAGTCAGATGATAAGGGAAATTTCCCTCGCGTCCCAATACGTCGCCACAAGGACACCCAGTCCTTCGAGTTCCGTATCTCGGTTATTCCCGATACCGTCCAAATTCAAATATTCACTTCTACAGAACCAAAAGAAATAAAATATGCCTACATTTAGACAAGATAATAAGTTAGGAGATTCCGTTCCTTTGATTAAAACTCCAGACATTGGAGACAAACAAGTTACGGAAAGAAAACTTGCTGATGGTTCAGTAACATCAAGCAAGTTGAGTACAGAGATAGCAAATATGTTATCTCTGCTTACTACACGTATATCTGCATTCAAGGTAGCAGATAATCTTTCTTCTTTGCCAACAGAAGAAAATACAATAGGCTGGCTCGTTGATAACCATCTTTATGTTTACGTTGGTAATGGCTCGACTCCAGAGTCAGGTATGTATCACGATTGTGGTGAGTTGCGTGGTCCGCAAGGAATCCAAGGTGAGCAAGGCTTGTCTGGTCTAAACGGAAAGTCTGCTTATGATATTTGGACTGAGCAGCCTGGCAATGAAGATAAATCTGAAATCGATTTCTTGGAGTTCACCAGAGGAAGCAAAGGTGATAAGGGCGATCAAGGTGAACGTGGCTATGATATTTCAAATATTGAACAGATTGTTAAATCCACAGAGGATGGAGGAATGAACATTATCCGTGTCACTCGTTCTGACGGATGGAGTAAAGTCTTTGAAATTCTCAATGGATCGAAAGGTTCAAAGGGTGATAAGGGAACATCTATTGTTAAGTTAGAGCAGACAAGAAAAACTACAGAATCTTCTGGTCTCAATACGATAGAGGCAACACTAGGTGATGGTACTAAAGAGTCCTTCGAAATATACAATGGCGCAAAGGGAGAGCAAGGCGACAAAGGAGAAAAAGGAGACAAGGGTGATCAAGGCGAAATTGGGCCTCAGGGCAATAGTGGTATCGCCGACGCGAGCAACAAGACCCTAGTCAATGATGCTATAACTGGTGGAGAGACCGACTTTCTCTCAGCCGAAGTAGGCAAGCTAGGCATCCTAACCTACGACTGCTCAAAAGGTGGAACCGTAACCCATGCTACTCTCCAAGATGCCATCAACTCTGTTCCTACCACATTTCAGAAGGTAGGTCTCACCATCACCTACAAATCAGGTGATACCATATACCGCTATACTTTAAAGGCAAATGCATGGTCAGCAGACCCAGCAAACTGGTTTTCTGTAGAAGATAAACTCAGCGACTTAGGATTGTTACTTACTATTGCTGGTGCCACAAAAGCTATTCCAATTACCATTAAGGCTGGTGATATAATCGAAGTTTCCGTAAAGGGCAATACAACAAGAAAGCAATTTTCGTTATTGCAAGACCGTGATAT